TAAATCTATCAAAATCAAACCGTATCCAAATCCCGTAAGGGTATGGTAAGGGTATGAAACCACGTTTTTATCCATACAGATAAAAATATATCCTCGCAAACAACGTGTTTACGAGGAATTTTGCCAAAGAACGCTTATTTTGATACAATTTCGCTTGCGTTTTCTTTTGCGTTGAACGTTTTCTTTTCCTTTCCGATTGCTATTTACGATCTCCATTGGTATTTGGTGTTTTATGCTTTAATTGTATGTATTTACCAAATGGAATATTGTGGTTTAATTATTCTTCAGTGTATGACTTATATCCATTGATTTCAGTTACCTGAACACCAACTTCATTCAAATCAACTGGATCAATGACAAATTCATCAAGTCCAACACCTATTTCCTTATTTGTTTCTTTATCAACCAAGACGGTCTTTCCTCCACCGCTCCAATATTCATTTGCACCTGATTCTCTTCCCGTTGGGTATGTCGGATGAAGTTTATCAGCATCTTCTTTTGAAATCGAAATTCGCACCAAATTTTCGGAATCGAAATCCACACCAAGTTTTTCACTGATTTTTGATACATCTTCATCGCATTCTTCAAGAAGCTGATTTATCTGATCTGTTGGTGCAGCAAATAATCCATCATCTCTGCCGATTACTTGACCGTATTTACCATATTCACCATTACAAATCTTTTCATACGACTCATAACTCATTAGACATGACAGTCCACATTCTGGTACTTCACGAGACTGTCCAGCAATATCAGAGTTAGATTCATTTAATACATCATTGCAAGATGAAGCAGATTTTTCCTTTTCAGGAAGTAGTCGCTCAATTTTAGGAGTATTATTATCAATGATTGATGATTCAATAGCTTCGTCTATTTCCTCTTTTATTTCTTCTGGTGGCTTCAGTGCTTCATCTTCGTCACTGCCCACGGTTTCAATAATATCTCCTAAAGTTTCTACAGAACCTTTTCCTTCTTGAATTAGATATCCTTTTTTTAAAAGAATATCTTCAATTGAACTGTCCATATAATCATATGCCTGAGTTGAATAGCTTGATGGTATCGGTTTGATATCTGTTTGAGGAATGTTAGGTTCAACATAATTGTTAATTGGGTCTGCTATTGCATCAACTACTGTTATAATAGTTGCTGCTTTTTCAGCAATTGGCTGAAATCTGCGTTGTATCGAATCTTTCTCAGTTAATTTTGCCAAACCACTTTCAGTTGTTTCTTTTTTTTCATTCATTCTATTTATAGATTCAACAAATTTGATTTTCATATCTATATCATCTGTTTGAGTTTTGTTATCAGGTGTTGAAATATTTTCAATATTATCGAAATTGCGATTCACCTAATCACTTCCTTATAGTTATTTATAGAGGTATATCCTTACTTTGAAAAAAGAGGAGGTTATTATAAAAGCCTCCTCTCTTTGTCTTAGTTCAATTCCGGCTTTCCTCGTTTTGACCAAACAATCGGATTACCATAGTAGTCTGTTTCATACTTCCCAAAGGCAATTGCAAAAAGATTTATCAAATATTTGCACATATCTGCCAATAGCAAAAAAATTCCTACAATTGCAATACACAACAAAACGTGTTTTACAAATTTCCCAGCTTCTTCCACAGCCTTTTCTGAATTTCCCATCCAAGCATAATGTAATCCGGCATAACCTCCTAACCAATAAATTAACAGTAATGCAAACCTCGAACGATATCCTCTTTTTTGGGGTTTGCCACTACCTGTGACATCTGCAAATCCTCCAAAGGTTTGTTCCATTGTTGCTTGTTGTTCCAGTGCTTGACTAACGCCTTCTGGCAAAATTGCCACACCGCATACCTTACAATGTGAATCTGTCTTAACCACAATATTTCCACAATTTTTACACACCATAATTTAATCCACCTAACTATCCAATAAATGAGATGATAAACCTAAACAGCCACCACATAAGCTTAAAGGACCATTTTACAAGAGCAACAGTAATTTTTCCCCACCAAACAACCAGGGTTTCAAACCAACCGGCTTTGCCCGTATAATATATCCTGTTTATCTGCCAATATGGACGAAAACTAACGATTGTTAATAATATTGCTGGAACAAGATAAATACAAAGAAGAATAATAATGCTGAAGAAGTCAGAAATAGAATGCATTCCAGCAGCAATTTCCGCTACTAAGAAAAGGCTTAACAAACCTAATCCCCAAAGCCATTTAAGTTCATAGGAATTGTTACTATTAAATTCTTTTTTACCAAAGAACTGTGCATTTTCGAGATTGCTCTGAGTATACTCATCTTGATAGAGTGAATATGCCTTTTGACAAAGTGTCATACATTTCGTATAAGACTCTTTATCCGCAATTACTAAACTTCCAGTTTCCTCATCTTCAAGATAGCAAGTATTCGTAAAACTTATTAGATTGTATGCTGTTTCCTGTTTGAATTCAGTATCATTCGGATTTTGAGCAACATATTGATCTATCTGTTGAAAAGCAACTTCTTCCTTATCAGCATACATATAGAAATGTATCTGTTCAGCATGAGCCTGGGAGGAGTTAGGATCAAGTTCTAACATACGGTTAATTCGCTGTTGTGCTACATCATATCGCTCAACTATGGTGTTGATTCTTGCTGAGAGCCATAGGAAATATGTATTGTCAATATATACTGTAAGTGCCTTATCCACAGTATCAATAGAAGCAGAATAATCACCTGAATCATAATAACACTTTGCCAAAATTTCATACGCAGTAGGATCGTTAACCTTATTGTTAATTGCTTCAAGTGCAAACTTCGCCGCAAGTTGAATCTTTCCTTTTTCATAGAACTGTTTAGCCTTTTCAAGAGCATCTCTTGCCTGAGCTTCTGCCTCATCATTGACCATACCAGCCTGATATGCCTTATCAAGTTCCTTATCATAGCTTTTACGAGCATCAGGGTGCGATAAACACTCAATCGCCTTATCAAGTATTTCAAGTGTTTGGTTGATCTGACCAAGTTCCTCTTTATCGTAGGTAACGTTTTGACGCTTCATAAATTTACGCTGTGCATTACCAAGTTCTTTTCGGAGTGTTTTTTCATCCCAGCTTCTATCAAGACCAAATGCCTTGTAGTAGTCTAAGATTCTTTCATTTTTATTAGCCATATGCTTGCTCCTCATTCTTCCTTATTCATCACCGATATTCAGCTTGCCGAGCCTATTGGCTTCTTTCTGAACCTCTTGATCGGAGAGATTATTAACTCGGTCGATTTTCATTTCGCCAAGATCCTCATTGGTAACAAGGTCAATTACTCTCACATGAATAATGGAGTCAGAATCACAGCTGATAATAACTTCAATTGGGGAATTTGCAGGCTTAGGCTTCAGTTTCAGTTCTGCTTCCCCAATAATCTGTACATTTCGAAGTTCAGTATCTTCGCCCTGAGTAACTTGTAAAAGAATCGATTCCTGATAATCAGTAGTTGTAACATACTGATTTCTAAATTCTGCTGGAACTTTTGTGTTTTTAGGCAAAATAACAGAATTAACTTCCTCGCCCAAAACATCGTCAATAATCACCACACCAATTCCATGTGAAGTAATATCCCTGAACTGATAGCTTTCAACATTGTCAGGTAAATCGGTAGTGGGAGAACAGAACGTTCCTCCATCACTGTTTCTACCTGTATTCTGACTATTGACGGAGTTCGGATTTTTCTTTGCTATGTCAACTGCATAAAATGCGGCTCCTATAGCGACAGCTTCATCAGGGTGAATATCCTGCGAGGGCTTGATACCGGTTTCTTCTTCAATACTCTTAGCAACAGCAGGAATTCTTGTAGAACCACCTACAAGAAGTATCTTGTCAAGGTCGGAATACTCCAAGCTCGCCTCTTCCATTGCGGATACCATATAATTAACAGTTCTAAACAGCAAGGGTCTTATCATACTTTCAAACTGTTCTCTTGTAATTGTTACATTAAAAGGTTGTCCGCATATATAGAGACTTATCTCCGTTTTCTTCCTCTCGGACAGTGTCTTCTTAGCTTCCTCTGCTTCATTCTGTAACGCTTGTCGTGCTTTTGCATCCTTGTTTATGTCGAGTCCCTGCTTTTTAGCTTCTTCGATTACATAGTCTACGATTTTGTTATCAAAGTCAAAACCACCAAGCAGTCTGTTACCATCGGTTGCAAGAGGTTCGATTTCATTTTCTGTAAACTTTATGATGGTTACATCGAATGTTCCACCGCCAAGATCATATACCAGTACAGTTTTAGGTTCACTGCTGCCCTTAGAAATACCATAAGCAAGAGCTGCTGCCGTAGGTTCATTTATAATAGCCAATGTATTGAGGCCAGCCATTTTGGCAGCGTCCATGGTTGAGGTTCTTTGTACATCACTAAAGAAAGCAGGGACGGTAATGACAGCACCATCAATGGTGTCGCCGAGGTTAGCTTCTGCATCAGCTTTTAACTTTTTAAGGATAATAGCGGATATAGCTTCAGCCGAGTATTTTTCGCCATTTCCCGATACAAATTGATACTCTCTTTCGCCCATGTGTCTCTTGGCAAATGATTCATAGTTATCAGGGTGGAGAAAGGCGGATTTTTTTGCCTGCTTGCCTACGATTACTTCTTCGTCATCAAAGAGTACTGTAGAGGGTGTAATGTTTTCGCCTTCTCTGTTCGGAATGATTTGAGCATTACCATTCTTGTCAATATACGACACAGCAGAGAATGTAGTTCCCAAGTCAATGCCAACAACTTTTCCCATAGAAAGACCTTCTTTCATTATTTTTTAAATAAGTCCCAAAAACTTTTCTTTTTAGAACCTTTTCCATGTATTTTCTTAACCACTTTAATTTTAATACTTTTCTGAATCCGATTTGAAGAGTTTGCAAGCAATATCTCCGCTTCACCTAATGATACAGGGTGTATGGTTGTTCCAAATGTATTAATTACCATGGTGTTAGAACTTGATACCTTAAATGATTTATCAATTGCATTTGAGGGGACAGGTGAGACAGATAGTTCAATATCCATATCCAAAGTAATTTCTACGACTTCATCAATATTTAAATAATCAATAGCTAAATCCGTAAGATACGGTTTTACTTCAATATCTGCTCTCGCTGAAATATTTTCAGCGGAACAAATTATTTGACATCTGCCACTTGATACTGCATGGATATTTCCTTCGCTGCTTACTGTTGCAATTGATGTATCTGTACTAAGCCATTCAATCGTGTTAGAATTATCTGCGTTTTCGGGGAAAAAGGTGACTGATAAATATTTATCATCATTTTCACCCACAACAATTTTCTTATCAGGCAGTAACAAACTTGTGATTCTATTGCGTTTAATTACTTTTACTTGTTTTAGAGCAAAAGCTTGATTAGAGCCTTTTTCATACAATAGAATATTTACAGTTCCTTCCCTGATTCCTTCGATCCTTTGGTTGTTGCAATTTACAATTCCGCTTCTGTCATACTCAAATGAAATTTCAGGTGATTCAGTAGTTTGTGGTTCAGTATAAATCCTTAACGGAACGCTTCTGTTTAATTCTACCTCATCAGGAAAATCCACCTTAACTAAGGGCTTTATTGCAGTAAGAATACGAAACCCGTCTGTATACACAATACTTCGATTTTCGTCCAAAGATGATACGCAGTTTACAAACGCTTCACATAAAGGCGCGAAGAAAAAACAGTTAAAAATAGTGTTAAAAATCTCATTATCACACATTTCAATATAACATAAATCGTTCTTATATGAAATTAATGAAGTCTTATTACCGATTTTTAGCGCAAACCCACATTCTGATTTCGTCTCTATTTTATCAGTAAAACTAAAGTCATCACATAGAATAAACAAATATTTTGAAGCATTATTTATCCTTCGGTACTCATTCACAGATATTATATGTTTTTCAACAAAACAAAACTTGTTTTTAATCTCTAATTCATTTATATAACGCCTATATTTCTCATCTGAAACAATGAAATCAACATCAATTCTGTACTTATTAACATTTACACCATTTTTTTTAATAAATTCATTCAGAAGAATCATTCTTTTCTGAAGTGGGGTATCTATCATAAAACTTTTATGGGTAAATGATATACAATTCTCATTATCATCTGAAATGCTTTTAAGAATATCAGCATCAAACTTTCTTCCTATGAATATCAATGAAAATTTATCATTAATTTCATTGTAAAGAAGATCAAAAAGTTGATCACACCATAGATAAAGCAGTTCGGTCATATACTGAATCAAAGAACTGTAATCAGACGGTGATTTACCGTTTATAAGTATTTGCGTTGAACATGAATATGGATTGAAACACATCTCGACTATACTACTCATATTTCACCTTCATCACTAACTAAAAATTAATCCTCTGGTAAATCTTTATAATCAGATTCATTTTCCAACCAGTCTTTATATTCAGCTACAGCCTTTTTATAATTTTCAGTTACTTCTGATTGCATATCATTTTTTTCATCTGGTGATAAGTCAGTACGTCTATCAAGCATCTCACCATGCTTTTTTACTGTATCGAATAGCTGACTGTCATATTCTTCGAGCTTCTTCTCTCGCATTTCCTTTCGAGACTCATTTGTATCCAGAATCTGATTTTTTGGACCATCACTGCCCTCACTATCTTCATCAGCTTCTTTACCATCAGAAGTTTCTTCTCCATCGGGATTATCTTCTCCCTCATTAGATTCCTCAGTTTCATTTTTATGAAAGAGTTTATTCAGTCCTTCTTTAAGCTTATCACCAAGCGACTGCTTTTCCTCTCCCTCATTGAATTCCTTCTTTTCAGGTTGCTCCTGTTCAATCTTATTTTCTGAATCTTCTGTGTTTTCAAATTTTCCAAAAGCCATAAGTCCACCTCCTTAAAATATCTCCTAAAGTCACATATAAGTATTAGATGTATCCCATACACATAAATGTATATATAACTGAATAAGACGTATTAGTTAAGTTGCCATCATCTGTAATATTGTTAAGCATATACATTATGATGTTATGAGCAACAATAGGATTACTGATATTTATATACTGTTGCAATGCTTTTTGGAATGAATTAAACCAAGACATACCCTCTCTGCATATTAAATTGAATATACGCTGTGGGCAAGAGCCATCAGGTTCGTACAAATCACTCATTTCATTAAAATTCGGGATTTTTTCAGTTTTGAGAACGTCAAAAAGTCTATTGCATGAAGCAAATTCAAGATAGAATGCACCTAAAGAATTTTTACCAATAGTGCCATTTGCTTCAAGCATATCATTAACTCTTGATACAATCTCAATAAGTTCATCTTTTTTCTCACGAAGAATTGCCGACTCTCTAATAATTGTTTTTAATTTGGCAGCCGAGAAGTTGCCTTTGATGGATTGATAATACATTTCGATAACCAACTTACTGCGGACATCACGCATATCGGCTCTGTTGCCCTGTTCAGGTTTCGCTTCATATCTATCATCCCACATATCAACTTTCATTAAAACAGGAGCGAGCCATCCCTTTTGAAAAACAGCCGCTACCCCCGTTGCCAATCGGGATAGTTCTTTAGTCTGTTCTTCGTTTAATGCCAAGGCACTGCCTAATTCCTCGCAGGCATCTTTCGCAGGAGTATTCATTATTATCTTTGTAGATGTGTTTTCAATTGCAGAGGTATCAACAGCCATAGGAGATTGGTCTATGATTATAAAACCTTCTCCATAAGTCCTCATTTCTTTAATCGAATTGCTAATCATCTCAACTGATTTTCCAACAATATTTGAACCTTCCTGGTTTTGATCCTTAGATGTTCTTTTTAGCAAATTGTGTGCTTCTTCCAAAACAGTAACATGATTGATTTCTGCGTCTCTTGTGCCGGAAGATTTAGATTTACGGACGGACTGCCTGTATTCACCGAGCTTCATAATAATTACACCCATAAGTAAAGCAATCGTTTCTTCCGAACCTATTTCACTCAAATCAATTACAGTATTAGAATCAAACAACAAGGAATCTTTTGTTCCCTCACTTTTCTCAAATATCATACCATTTATTCCATCTGTCATGGATTTTATTCTCGTTAATAATGCCCCCTTATAATCACCTTTTGCATCAGAAGAATAATCGGAGCTATTGATGATTGTCGGAAGAATTGCCATAACATCCTTGAAAGTAGGATATTTGTGATCTGATATGCCCTCGATCCATATTGAATTATCAGTATCCCAACCGCATTTTACATAAGATTTAACAACAGCATCTTTCAATATTGCAGGCATAGCTGCGTAGAGTGCCCAAGAAGCATTGAATATTTGGATTAATTTTTCAATATGTGTGAGTATATGCAGATTGTCAGGGAACTGAAAAGGATTAATACGAAGCATTCTATAAACACTTGGATCAGTTGTATAAATCTTTATCCCCTTATAACCACCAAATATCTGTTTATATTCTCCTTTTGCAGGTTCTATAACAAGCATTTTAATTCCTCTGTTCAACAAGTTGTCTAACAGTTCATAAGTAGCATAGGATTTACCTGATCCTGATGAACCCGTAATAAAACAGTGTGAGGACAAAAGGTTCATATCAATAGGGACTCTTGTACCTCTATCATCACTTTTTTTTGTATCAACGCCATCAATTCTTCCCATATGATAGATACTGCCAAATTCAATGGTCTTAACTGGAGATTTCTCATATACGACAGAGCGACCAAATTCAGCCATTTCTATTATGGAAACGCCATTTACAGATTTTTTAGGTAATCCGAGGATTATAGGGAGTTCATTACCAGTAAGCAAATTTGTCGGACTGACAATCTGGCTTTTATAACCACTATATTCAGGTATCTCAGCAGTAGGGTGAACCAAGTAACAAATATGTTCTATTATTTTTTTTATTTCTGATGATCTGCTCATATTCCAAATATTAATGTGGGCACTTTCTACACTTGATTCATTACCTGTAAAAAGTGCTTTACACATATTGGCAGCCATAGCTGTTGTTGCAATATCATCAGAAAGAAAATAACATGAAGTTTCCCAAGCGCCATAAGCCATCCCAAGTTCAATTCTTTTGAGTTGTTGTTCAGTTTTTTCAAGAAGTCCCTGTACTCCCTTATTATCAAAGTTCAAAGTTATAGTATCCGTTATACCTGTGGTATCAGTAGTGCCTGTACTAACTGTATCACCTTGAGTATTTGTTACGCTTTTCGATACAGTATGGCTAAAAGAAGAACCAGTAGTATATGAATTAAAAGAACCGCTTGAAGAACCTGAGTTAAATCCCCAACCGTCACCTGAAAAACTACTACCGCTGTTTGAACCGTAGTTTGAACCACTTGACGATGAATCTGATCTGCCATTAGTATTGCTTACACTATCATTTATTGATTTTGAGAAATTTGTCGACAAATTTTCTGAAACAGCAGTTGATTTGTTTTGAGCGTATGACAATGTTAATTTGGAATGAGAGGAAAGGGAAGAGTATAATTCTTCATATCCATGCTTTCTTTGCTCAAGTACAATATTCTCAACAGGTGTGGCAAGTAAAATAGCTGTATAATACTTGCCTTGCATACCATTAATAAACTTTTCTATGCCCTGTACAAATTTCTCTTTATCTTCATCTCGTGAAGATGGAATTAATGAGACAACACCTAAACTTTTGTTTATAGAAGATGTTTGCTTTATAATACTTTCAATCTCTGTACCTGAAAGCATTCTATAATCAGTACCTGGAAAATTTGCAGTCAAAGTATTCTCCAACAAATCGCCAGCTAATCCTGGATTCGCTTCATTTCTGGTACAGATATAAAATTCAACTTTTTTTCCTTTACCGCATATATGCAAGGCTACAGAACTTTGTGAACTATATAAAGCACTATAAACACTTATCAACTTATCTTTACTATCTTCAGCAGGATCAAACACTATTTTACTTATGCACATCATCCTTAGACGTGTAACATTCTTTACATATTTTCTTGCGCTAAGAATGGACGACTCTATAAATTTATTCAGATAGGTTTGAGTTAAGTAAGTATCGGCTACTAAACATCCACGAGCAAGCTCTAACTCATATTTGTCTTTTTTATCCTTTTCCAACCATACCTGATCTTGTCTTTTAATATCATAAAGAGTCATAGGCATATAGTCATTGCTCATCTTTTTCATCTCGCTTTCAAAAATAAGTATATCTATTTTGAAATTGTGGCAAATTATAAATAATTAAAAAACTACTAAGAACCTATTTAGTACTTTTCACACGTAACTTTTACGCTTTCTGTTCGTCAACTCGCACGCAATTTTTTACATATGCAACTCAAAATATCTGCAAATTTATTTTTTGCACAATCTGGCAAATAATCTGACTATGAAACCAGTATATGCTTAGATAATAAATACTCTTTAACATGGTGGTCATCTAAAATAGCCATACTTTTTTAAGGTTCTTTCGCAAAAGGTGTCCTTTTGTGAAAGCAACCACAAACACCTATTCAATTTTCAAGATGCAATTTTTTCAAAAGTTCATTGCTATTCGGCTCATATACTGTTTTTTCTGCTCGAAAGACGAATGAACGTACCTATTCAAAGTAATTTCCACTTTTGAATGCCCCAGAATTTCAGATAAAGTCTTGATGTCAAATCCAAGTTTCACGCATTTCGAGGCAAACATATGCCTTAAGGCATGAAAATGCACTGACGGCAATTTTACGTTTTTCAAAATACTTGCAAAACGATACTGCATTGTTCTCGGTTCAACAGGTCTTTCTTCTCCTGAAACAAGATATTCCTTGGCTTTTCCCCTGAACTTTTCAAGAATCGAAACAACGCAGTCGGGTATCGGGATTTTTCTCTTGGAAGATTCGCTCTTGGGTTCAGCAATCGTCAATTTTGTCTTGGTTTCACCATCAGGAGTCTGTATCCTCTGCATCGTTTTCCTGACGGTCAAAATACGTTTTTCAAGATCGATATCCTCCCATTGCAAAGCACAAAGCTCACCTATCCTGATTCCGGTAGACATGGACAAAGCAATTCCAAGCGTTGAATGATTGGGATTTTCAGCGATATACTGCTGTAATTTTCCTTGCTGTTTTTCATCCAGCAGTTCAATCTCTGGCTTCTGCATCTTCGGCAATGTGATACCATCCAATGGATTTAAGAAGTGATAGGTTTTCGAGGCATATTTAAAAACCGATTTCATCATAATAAGAATATCTGAAATATAGCGGTTTGAAAGTCCTGAGCTCTGCCTTGATTCAATAAAAGCGTAGATATCCGATGCAGTGATCATATCCACTTTTGTATCTAAAAATGCCGGAAGTACGTGCTTTTCAGCCTTCATGCGGTAATTTGCAGCAGTTGATTCCTTTACCCGATGATGAATACTTTGAAACCATTCAGAGAAAATCTGTCCAACAGTTTTACAGCAATTACCGTTTAAATCATGCCTGCGGGCTGCTGTCATCTTATCCTGAACCTCTTCACGACTGTGACCGAAGAAGTACTGAAAGCGTCTCTTGCCGTTTTTGCGTTTTCCTCTTGAAATGCGACCTTCGTAACGCCCGTCTTGTCTATGATAGATATTAAATCGTTCCATTCTTGCCTCCCAATTTGTTAAATATGCACAAAGAGTTAAACCAAATTTCTACAACTCACTTGACGAAATTTGTTGATACAGCTTGACTTTTTAGGAAAAATGTGATATACTGGAGAAAAGCTATATGTACAATTATATCACCTTTTCACAAAAGGACACCTTTTGCGAAAGACTTGTCAACACCGAATCGTATCTCAATCAGGATGCAATTCGGCTTTTTTGTACCCAAAACGGAATTGTACCGTCAAAGTTGACATCTGCCACTGAAATAGTATATAATATTATGGGTTACAGTGTTTACAAGGCTCGTACCCCTGCAAGATGAGGTCATCACGGTCACCAGTATACTCTTTTTTGTTATGCTCCGCCATTTGATTTACGCTCGGACAGTCAGAATAATGAAATTTTCCCGTATTCAGGTTGATGATATAGTCAATGCCCACTGTTTCGGCTACAGTCACAGGCTCAGTATAAACGACTATCTTATTGCCATTGGGGCTGTCTTGGCTATCACAGCTCACGAATAAAATCATCGAAATTACGGCAAAAATCAGAACTGCAATTCGTTTCATGGGCATCTCCTTTGGTGAATAGTACCAATCAAAATCACGGATATATCTCTCCTTGCAAGGATTCTCGGCAGATATTTCGTAGAATTCAGGATTTAGCGAATTTTTGCTCAAAAATTGATTGCCAAACGCTCCATATACTTGATTTTCTGTTCAAATGAGGAGTGAACATACCGATTCAGCGTTAATTCTACGGTGGAATGTCCCAATAATTCTGATAATGCCTTCACATCAAAACCAAGTTTAATGCAAGTCGAAGCAAAAATATGACGGAGTGCGTGAAAATGAACTGACGGCAATTTTACGTTTTTTAGGATTTTCTGGAAACGATACTGCATTGCTCTTGGCTCGATTGGCTTTTCCTTGCCTGAAACGATATAATCGCTGTCCTTGCTCTTGAATTTCTTCAAAAATGCAACCATGCCTTTTGGAATCGGGATTTTTCTGCGTGAGGATTCGCTTTTTGGTTCGGTAATAACCAGTTTTGTTTTCTTATCGCTGCCTTGAATCTGCACTCTTTGCATGGTCTTGCTGACAGTCAAAATACGTTTTTCAAGGTCGATATCCTTCCACTGCAAGGCACAAAGTTCACCAATGCGAATACCTGTAGTCATAGAAAGAGCCACCCCAAGAGTGGCTTTGTTTTGATTATGACCGATATACTCCTGCAATTCCGTCTGTTCCTTCTCATCAAGCAGCGTAATTTCGGGATTTTTTGCACGTGGCATCTCGATACATTCCATCGGATTGTAGATATGATAGGTGCGAACTGCATACTTGAACACGGACTTCATCACAATCAGCATATCGGATATGTAGCGATTGGACAGACCGGCCTGCTGCTTGGATTCAATAAATGCATAAATCTCAGTATCTTCGATGGATTCCGCCGATTCATTGCCAAATGCAGGCAGAATATGCTTATTTGCTTTCAAATAGTAATTTGCCGCTGTGGACTCCTTGACCTTGTGTTTAATGCTCTTATGCCACTCGCTGAAAAGCTGCGTGACAGTGAGAGAACAATCAATCTTTTTACGACGTTCTTTTGCCATCTTCTCACGAACATCTTCTTTTGTTTTGCCGAAGAAATACTGAAAACGCCTTGTTCCGTTGCTTCGTTTTCCTCGTGAAATGCGTCCTTCAAACCGTCCGTCCCGTCTTTGATAAATATTCATGCCGACCTCCTAAAATTTCATTTGACATATTGACCAAAATGTGCTACAATATCAGCAGATCAATTTTTCGTAAAATCCTGAATTTTACGAAATTTTTTATGCCCTTTTGAGGGTATTACTACCTATATTACGCATTTTATGAGTAATAGTCAATACAGAAAATCCACCAAAAACGGAGGTAATATTTGTTGAAGCTGCAATTAAGACTTCGGTATTTGAGAGAGGACAATGATATGTCCCAAGCAGAAATGGCGAAACTACTGGGATGCTCTCAGCAGACCTATTCTCGGTATGAATCTCATACAACAGAAATTCCGCTGGAATCGCTGATTTTTCTTGCTGATTACTACGATACAAGCGTGGATTATCTGCTTGGAATCACAAATCATAATGAGCCTTATCCCAGAAATAACGTAATATGACCGTCAACAAAATATCCCACCGAAAGAGAACTCTAAAATTCTCCATCAGTGGGATTATTGTTTTATTTGCTTTTTAGGAAATTATATTATTCCATCCCTAAATGCCTCTCAATCACAGCCATAATCTCATCCAACCGCTTATCCCCAACAACCTTGATGCTGCCAAGTTTCTTCCGCAACCCTCTGGTAGTTATTAAGCAAAAACAAATAATTGCTCTCGAATCATAGCATCAGCTTTTGGTAATGCGTATCTTAAAAGTTTATCAGATATAGAAATTGTATTTGTTGGAATACCTAAATTTTTCTTATTCCACATCGCTGGATATACTACTATTTCTTGCATATGCTTATTATAATTTACAAAATGCTTAGTTCCATCCGACTCAATTTTATAATCCGATCCCATGGCATTCAATGGCAATAATAGTTTTTCTTGCTCTTCGTATGCTATAGGTGGCGGTAGAATAGAATACTGACACCAATTCAAGAGTTCTAATGCTGCAAAACGATCCAAGTAATTTTGTACTCTCTGATTTCCAAAGTGCATCATACATTCATGACAAGCACTATCACAATTTGCAGGACAATCGCTTAGTACTTTTCTGATTTCAGACATCAGTTCTTCGGTACGATCAGCCAATGCAGAACAGTATCCAGCTCCACTTGATAAGCTGTCAAACAGAAACACATCTATATATGCTTTGCCATGAGCATTGTCATAACGCAGACGATAGCCACTTCTTATTTCGTTAAATTCAATATCTAATAGGTGTCCACCTGCGAGTGTCATAGCCTCTGCTAATGTTTGACCTGCTCTGTGAATCCATAAACCTTTTGCATCAACATTTACTTGATCGTAATTTAAGGTGATTTCATATACAACCATATCCGTTCTGAATTGACTACCTAAGTAAGTATTTGTTATTCGTGAAGCAGGATGACGGCAGTCATACTTATTATGTGGATGGACAAACGGCTTTAAAAGCTTGGAAAAGGAGGAGGAATCATCTCCTGGAACTGCCGCACCACAATCCTTGCAAACCATAAATCCCTTTGATTTCGGACCTTTGTTGACTATAATAAGCGGATCATCTGATCTCTTTGAATATCTAAGATTATCATATGCTTCAACATCTATCATTTCATCTTCAGATGGAGTAATTGAATAGCTTGGATTTTCAGCATATGAAACATCTCCATTATCATCTGCTTCGTTTTGCTTTCTTCCGGCAATCGGAGCAAATCCCCATGGTTTTAATATAAAACTTTCCTGTACGTTATCTTTTCCACAGAATGGGCAATTATTAACAGGAGACAATCCCATCCAGTTACATGATGGTTCTTCGCATATATAAAGAGTTCTGTAATAATCCACACTTTCAAAATAAGGTCGAGCAGGATGTGCTTGTTCTCCAGGTTTGAATTTTGAATGGAAGCTGTATATTCCCCCTGATTTATAAACATCCTTATTGATAACGATTATTCTACCTGGGGCATATTCACTGATAGCCATATCAAGTGAGCGATCTGGTCTTTGAACGATTTTTTTACCTTGATCATCCTCAACATAAAATCCGATAACATCTTTCGGAAATGAATAAGTTGGAAATATCCCCTCTTCCAAAAGCGTATCAAGAACTGTCTTTGAGGAATTGCCACCATTCTTATAGTTTTCGGGAAATTGCTCAACTTTTTGTCTCAATTCACTCATTTCCAACAAGAACTTCTCTTTATATTTATTGAAATCAAAGTCAACACCGTTTGGAATCAAAGCATTCATATCGAAACTATCAACACTTTTTCTATGTATAAAATCAAAGAATTGTGAATACCACCTAATGAAGAATTTTTCAATTTCTTCTTGATCTGCGCCACATCTAATACTGTCAAAAAATTCAGTAATAAGCATAACATTAAAATGCCTGGATATCAATTTCACATTATGGACATCTATCCACGGAGTTCGAGGTTCTCCAGAAATAATTTCTTCTGGATTATGGAAATAGTAACTGTCATGGGGACGATTATCTGCAAATGTAACAATAGTAGATATTGCTGCACTTTTTCTTCCTGCACGTCCAGCTCTTTGTTGATAGTTTTCTCTCATTGGAGGAATGTTTCTTAATCCAACTGCGGTAAGAGAGCCGATGTCAATGCCCACTTCCATTGTGGTTGTACAGCTGAGTATGTCTACCGGACGGTCATTATTCACATGTACATTTTGAAACCGCATTTCAAAATCTTCGGTTGTGGACCATGTATTATCTCTCTGATCTTTGTGAGATAGTTGAGCAGTGTGTTCCTCTGTGTTAATACGAGTCATGAGTGCTTGTGGATCTCCATTAACGGCTCGCAGAACAGGTGAACGCCAAAAATCTATACCTTTAAAATCATCATCATTCATTAAACGAGGCTCGCCTTTCCCACAATGTGCACATTTTCCCCATACGGTATATGGAAAAATACCGCTACACCGAGGACATTTATACCATTCATGATCTGCTCCATAGCGAAGAGTAACCATTTCCATATTTAAATAATAAGTTGAAGAGTTTGTTCCCTTAGCAAGAAGCGTGGCAAGTTGCTCAGTAATAACACGAATTTGCTCTTTTGAATATCCGTGTTCGATTAAAAATGCTCTGATTCGTGAAGGAAGCTCAGTTTCATTTACTACACCTAATCTTTGCCTATATGCTGTCATATTTCTGCGAATAGAATCTGGAATATCCGATCCAACAGCATATTCCGAAGTTATAATTTCCATCGCCCAGGCCGCAAAAAGAATCTTAAATTCTTCTATTGTCATCGAAATATTTTTATCCTCAAATGTTTCTTCTATCTCCTCAAAGGAATCATCAATATCACATGGTTCTAGCCAACAGAGCCCTGCATCTGTTAACGAACGGAAATTGCTACAAAGTTGACGTAATAGATGTTCGTTATATTGATCTGGTTTATGACTAAAATACTTTTTTGCCATTTTATCGTATTTTAAATCATCGCCTTTCTTTTTATATCGTTTTTCCATTGTTGCCAAATCATTCAGCAAGTCTATCTCATTATTACCATAAAAGAATCTTAGTCCATTCTGATAGGCTACCTTCAAAAAGAATGTGTATAATAGAGACATTGTAGGTTCTTCATAATGTAATGCTGCCCATTCTTGTAATTCTTTAGCCGCAACTGTCAGTGCCTTCTTCATAGCATCTTCATCAGCAGCTCTTGTCAGATCCCTTGCCAATACGGCTGCTCTTTGTCTACTATCAGAGAAAAGAAGAACCTTACGACCTTGGTTGACAAGATCAACATATTTTGGAACAGGAGGTTGAATGTAAAATTGCTCAGATACAATGTTGAAAAACGGTTCATTACCTTTAGTAATAAAATCGGTAGCATTGAATCGATTTTTTTCACATTTAGGGCAAGTCTTGAAGGTCAATGTATCCGGATGCCCCTTGGATTCTGCTGTACTATATGCAACATGGAGGAATCCATTTTCACCTGTATGGTCATTGTAATAATCCACTCTTCCGGCGATTGTGTTAAGCCAGCCTACAACCATGTCTTTTTTCTTTTTTAACGTTCCATCATTTGGAATTATATAAAAAAGCACTTCTTTTAAGTTTTCTGTAAACTGAACTCCGGATTCACTCCAAACAAATGGGTTTGAGCCTTCTGTCATATCCATATATCCACGGAGAAATAAAGCACCACATGATCGTTCATTTAGCAGTTCATATATCATACCACCGCATTCACATCTTGCTCCTGATTTATTAAGATATATCTTACCAAGTCCTAAACTGCCATCATGATTTCTATGGGTACACATGGGATTTGAACAAGCGAAAATCCCATGTAGTCCACGAAACATCATGTGAAGCCTTGCAGGATATAATACTTGATTATTCTCATTTTTTGCAAGAGGTGCAATTGCAAGAAATGCACTGGTAGCTTTTTGTGCAATGGTCGGTTCTTCACCTGGGAAAGCTTTGGTTGCAAGCTTATTAAAGCTCATTGCATTTCCACGTGTTGACTTCATGATTCTACGCATAGGATTTGTGTCAGAGAGGCATTTATACAGCCACACTTCAACAGATTTCTCATCATCAATATTACAATCCATATTAAAATTCAATCTTTTTGCAAAATTCAAAATAGCAGCTTTCTTTATTTTCCAATCACCTTGTAATGCATCAATATCATAATCAAATAACGCCGAAGCGGTGATTTCAGTTGCCGTTAATTCTATCGGCTCTTCTTTTCCACGAATAATCTTGAAATTATTGTTTTTTTCATCTTGAGCACTAAGCTCGCAAGCAAATTTATAAATAGGAGTATCATCAGACGGAACACTGGCACTTGTCAGTATAAACTGAACACGATCGCGCCCAATTCCAAGTTTATGAAGAACTCTACGAATAAGTAAAGCAACCTCACCGCCAGCAGATCCCCTATACATATGAGCCTCATCAATTACAAATAGAAGTTTATTATCCACAGAACTTTCAAGCCATTCACGGGTAGATTCCCAGATTGATTTTTCAATCGGACGCATAAGCATATATTCAAGCATTGAATAGTTCGTAATCAAAATATCAGGGCAATACATCTGCATTTCATGACGAGTTACAAGTTCAGCATCGTTCGGATCAGTTAATACTGCATTTGTTGTGTCTTCAAGCCGATCCACAAAGCTCTTGAGGTCTACTTTAGAAGGGTATTTTCCTAATTCTTTAAGTTTATCTTTAACTTCATCGGATTGTTCAAGAATGTCCTTTCTAATTGTTTCAGCATATTTGACATTTTCATCAAAATTGTTTTCTCCAGGATAAGGTGTCCGTCCGGTATACATTCCAAATTGTGGGACACGAGAGCCTTGGGCAATGTTGTGAATGATATCATGAAAGCCATTTTTACCATTACCAATCATTTTTCTGAGGCGTCCCATTTGATCAGAAACAAGTGCATTCATAGGATATAACATTATGGTACGAATACCTCTGATCTGCCATGTTTTAGGTGAGTGGATTTGCTCCATTAACAGTTTTGTAGCCAAAGGCCACATAAAACACTCAGTTTTACCAGAACCCGTTCCTGTAGAAACAAATAAATCTTTTCCTCTATAGTAATTCTCTAACGATTCAATCTGATGTAAATACGGATTTGCAAAAACTCCAAGTTTTCTGTTTATCATTTCCTGTAGAATAACCTTTACATCATCAGGCAAATCTGCCTTATTTAATCCATTTGGTACTGATAAATAAGCATGATTAGCTTCAATATAAGGCTCTTGAAATAATAGCCCTACTTTCTCCAATTCATTTAAACACGCAGCACGCAAGGAATCATTTTTTCCCAGATACACAGTACTAATGTAATTTATTAGCTTATTTTTCAATGCTTCATGCGTACTTTTCACTCCATATTTATCCATGCATTTCCTCCACTATTTGTATGCCGATCATTTCAAAATGTGGCTTGATATAATTCCATATGTAATCATACATTATCCAACATAGCTTATCATTTATATGATTTTCAGGCCACGCATAGCTTTCGAGCATTATTCTCTCCTTTGTCGGGAGATGAGCATACAGTTTAAGATAAACGTGATCGCCATGATGATTTATTGTAGCGATTACACTATTATTTGCTATTTTTCTTAGTGCGTACATAATTCGGATATGATCCCCCTGCTCTTGTAGAAACGAATCGATCTTATGCACCAAGTTGTTTTTAGGTTTCAAAAGGTAGTACTCATATCCGTTTCTATTGATGGTCATTCTCGCAAGAACAATCCCATAATAATCTTTTGATATAGAGCTTCGCCAAGCTGAATAATTGTTTTTTGTTGAATGAGTCGGATCAAAGTACATCCACTCTTCTGTATCAGATGTTAAAGGTGCCCACCAAATAGTCTTTATAAAGCTTGTCAACCAGTCAGTAACCGTATTTCCTGTTTCAAAAATGATTTCTTTATTACTATTACGTATTGTTGAAATACCAGAGTACACTATATCCTTACCTAAAATTTCACCATATACAGTCTCATAGCAAGAGGATAGTTGCGTTGAATGAACAAAAGAGAGCGTCAGATTAGTAACAAAGCCCTCGTTTAACAGATCACCATGATTTATGAGGCGATCCCTCAATAATATTACAGGATGCACATCAGCAGTTGCTATATTAAACCAATAACTTATTTCAGGAAACATTTTTATAAACGATTCAAAAATTGCACGTCCACGCTCATATATATGTCTTTTGCTAACTCCTGAAAGCCCTTCTTCCTTGCTGCCAACTGGTTTATCCATCGTTATAGCTTTAATCCAACTTGCCATAGCAGAATAAATAACTCTACATTCAAAATTTGTCGTTGTTTCTTCATTAAAACGATAAACGCCAAGATCAGAAGCCATTTTGTTTATAATTGTATCCATTATTTACTATACCTCAAAGATATATTTCGAGCATTTTTTCGCCATTACTGATTCCGTTTTCATGAAACAAGTCATTAAGCTTTTCAATATTACCCAAAGAACTGGCAACAACTATCATTTGCGAAAGTATTAGCTTGCTTTCGTTCAAAGTAATTTTATAAGCAGATAGATACCTCAAATACAAACTAATCTGCATATTACTCAATATTGCTGTAAATGGTTTAAGCGATTTTCGTAATTCTCTATATTCCTTTGATTTTACATCTATAGTTCGATCAAAGATAGAAAGATTGTTAAGAATATTAAATGCATGAAGTGGAACGTTGTCTTTTCTTTCATATCCACAATCTCCATCAATATAAATTGCTCGATTCCATACACCAACCGAAAGCATATGTGACGGAATTCCCTCTAATGAAAACATCAGAATAAAATTTTTCTTCCAATTTCTCATTAAACTTGACAGAGCATTAAAAAGATTGATGCTGTAACTGTCAAAAACTCCGTGAAGAAGGTATACCGCAGGCTCATTTTCATCGGAAGCAATAATAGTATCTGATAAAAGCTCAATGCTAACGCCTTGATTCGGTATAAAAATCTCAGATAGAGTGCCACCATTAACCGCTACAGCAAGGCACTGTGCTATAGGTTTGGCGTTTTCACTTATCACCAATGGATATTTCTCAAATATACCAAAGCTAATTGCTTGGGATATTTCGATTGATTGTTCCTCATTATAACCGATCAACATCAGGTTGTCGCTTAACTCCTCTTCAAATGTATCAATATCATCTATTTCTCCGAATGCTTCGCATTCAATTTGATTATAAAAAACACTTAATGATTTGGAAGATTGACTCTCATCTGAATTGGTCAGTGATATGATGGGTGAAACAAATGCCATGTTACTAATGAAGTCAGCAGCATTCTGTTTTGCTTTCTCAATCTGTGAAGCAATTTTTGTTTCCACTTCAGAAGCAAGTTGCTCTCTTTTGCTTAGTTGAGAATGTAAAGACTCAACTTCAGCAGACAGCCTAACCTTATCATCGAGCAATTTTTCAATTTCTTTTTGTTTTGTTTCAAATGAGATTTTAATGTCCTTAAGCTTCTCTTCCGCTTCAACAAGTCGCTCTGTATTTTCCCGTTTCCAATCTTCTGTCAACTGTGCTTTACACAATTTAAGCAACTCAGAATTTCCTTTTATTGCACGAGAAATGATGTTCACATCCAAATCTGTAGATGATAAATATGCATTAGCGTGATCAATAAATCCATCAATATATTCCTGTGCTTCTTTTTGTGAACAATTATAAGCTAAAGATAGTTCTTGAATTATGGTTTGTGTGGGTATGCTTTTAAAGAACTGTCTACAGCGCTGAACTTCTTTTTTTGAGAGTTCGTACTCACGCATTGCAGAATTTGTTATGCGTGAGAGAATTATTGTTTTTACAGCCTCATAAGGAGTACGAATCTGATAAATTAATTGTGGTATCCCAAGAATTACATTATTATAAATGCAAATATTAGCAATTTCAATACTATCAATTGCTTTGATAGTATATTGCGGAAGGGTGTAAACAGAGGCTTTTAATCTAACTTTGTCATTGCAATTTTCCAAATCATTTGATGAACAAAGCAAGCCCTTCAAATATGTGCCTTCTGTAAATACAAATAGCACTTTACCACACACAATGCTATTGTTAACTCCTTCAATCAGAAATGTGGCAATATCATCAAGTGATTCACATTTTGATATCTCAATAATTTGTGTAAGTTGTATGCCAGAACAATAATCGGTTTCTAAGTAATCCTTTTCAGGATCAGTATCTCTTGGAATTGCATTCCAATTCCATACACCTATAGCATTCTCAGTATCAGGACCGTTTTTCCAATACAAGCGATCCCTATTAGCAAAATAACGAGGTGAGTTCTCATCTGCTATAAAAGGCATGATTTTGCCATCAGATGTAATATCTGCAAGTCTGAAAATCATTCTCCTCTCATTATAGTCATATTTTATTTGTCCAATAGAAGTATATTGAAATAGACTAAACTGAGAGAAAGCATTTTCACCGTCTGCATATCTTTCAAGCATATGATAATGATTAAGTTCATCATGGATTTCAGATAGACTCGCCTCTGCTTTTTGAAGTTTATCGTTAGATTCATTTAATTCAGCTTGGATTTGTCGTAAACGTTCATTCGCATTATTGAGTTCGTTCTGCAAGACCTCTTCTCTTTTTTTACTCTGCTCCAATTTATCCTTGAGCTCTGATATTACTTTATTTGCTTCTTCGATTTGTGCAGCTTTAATTTCTGTATTGTCATCTTCATCATTTGCCTCAGAGGTTCTCTTTATAAGTGATAAAGCATCACTGAACAATTTTAAATAATTTTCATCAATAGTATGCTCTGCTATTTTAAAGTATAGTTCAAACCAATCACAAAACACACTATCTGGTATGATTTTGAGTAGAGCTTCACCTGAAGAATATCCCTGTTGTTCAAGTAAATCACGTTTTTCCTTAATTTGAGATAACCATTCTGTTATAACACTTTGGATAAGTGCCTGCACAAAAGGCTTATGTGCATATTTTATGAGGAAAGACAGGGTATCACCATCAGTCATTTTTTTGGTAGTAAAACCAGGTCTGATTTTATTGAATTCTTTAGGATGTTTTTGAAAGTAAAGTCTAACGCTCGAAAGGTGCATATGTTCACATATGTATTTGATTTCATCTTTTGATAAATCGGTAAAATTATACACAAGATTTCCTCTTTTCTTCATTTCTTTTTATCATGAGTTATTCCAATTGATAAATCTAACAAGCGAAGTTGTCGCACCGTTTCAATATGAATTTTATCGTTGATAATTGTGCTAATAATGGACTTATAAAGTTGTTCCTCATCATGATCTTTTAAGTATCGCAACATATAATCTACCTCAATTGGTATAGGCATCATATATCCTTTAGCAGAGGTTAAAATTCTCTCCGATACTTTTCTGATAATTTCATGCGACACTACTTCCTTGTTGAATTTAATCCATTCAACAACATTCGAGCCTATAACTAAACATATTTCATTAGCACCTTGAATTTTAGAGATTTCAGATAGTTTGTCTCTTATAGAAAAATGCTTGAAAATCGATTCAGCAGTACCAATATACAAATCAAATTTGCTATTCGATTGCAAAATAAAGCCAGAAGATACTGATTTTTCATCTATTTTTGATAATTCAATCTTTTCCCCATCAGAGTTTATAAATGCAAAATCATATGCATAGTCACTTTGTTGGAGTTTCTTGGAAATAAAAGACACTTCTCTGCCTACATACTTACGATCAACAGACAGAATGGTGGGATATTTCCCTACAGATAGTTTTACAATATGAACGTTATTTTCTGTAGTTTTTATATCTTTTTTATCCGCGCTATTTTCTGAATAAGTGTATACATTTGGCTCAGTGTTACCACTTGATACAACACAAATCACATTTGATTCATGATTTACGGGGATCATATAATCCTGTTGTACTACAGGTGGCCAAACGGGTATTAGCTCAGGCTGGCATTCTAATAACCACACACCAAAATTCGACTTCACATACGAACTAATAAGCGTAAAATCACACTTATTTTCAGATGACACATCGATTTTTATTTTTATAACTTTATATTCTGTTTGACTTATTATTAGTTTTCCAATTTCAGTTTGACTGATTTGAGAATGATAAAGAAAGTCTCTTTTAGCAACAGCATAATAGTATCTGTGTGTTGATATACAATCACCTCGACGAATCTTTTTTCCTCCAGTTTCACTATATGAAAAAATAGCACCATTCGGCTCAAATCCATCTGCATAATCAGACCATTTTCGCAGTAAATCGTAGTCAGAATCATCACCCACTATTGTTATAGCATAGTTTTTTCCATTCGGTGGTATGAAATTCACAGGAACAAGAGTAGTACTTTCTGAGAGAAAATTGGTTTGATCTATTTTTAGCGTTCTATTTTGATTAGTGGAAGATATTTTAACAACACAACCAGATTTAGCGACGCTTTCCAAAGTTTTTAATCCCAACGCTGGAAAACCTATACTAAGTTGAAAATTTCCCGAGAAGATTCCTGTAAGAAATATAGGCAAACCAACTCTTTGACTCAAGGTTAAATTTGCACGACCATCAACTCTTTTATCACATTCTGGTGTTCTGTCATTTTTTTCTTGATGATAGAATTGATTAGGATGATTTCCACCTTTGGCACGGAAATAAACTATTTCATTGCATTCAGGGCAAAAAAAGCGTTCTTTACGATTGGGAATATAGTATTGATTATCAAAATCATCTGCATCTACCTCAGTTTCTATTCCTATGTAATACCTATCAATCGCAAATTTCACTTTATCATCACCCCAATCCTATAGACAATAAATTAAATTCAAAGATTCTATCAATGATTTTGATTAAATCCCTTATACCCACCAAAACCAAGCATATAAACAGCCATAGCAATCGCAAGGTTCTCAGATTCAACATCTTGTGCAGCGGCAACAGACTTCAACTCATCAAGAACGGTATCATGTGGAACAATCGTACTGTCCAACTCATCAACTGCTTTCTGAATAACTTCCGGAAGAACCATGCACATCTGGTAGAAAGCATCTTCTTGTCCGGTAACCAAAGCATAGAATTGGTCAAGACTTACTCTGCGTATCAATTTATGTCCGACTTTCTTCTTGTCAACTGTTGTTTCCCATTTGATATTCTGAGATTTCTGAGCGATAGCCTCGACAAGGAAACAAGCGCAATCATCATCCGAAAGAAGCTGACTCTGCATTTTGATAAAAGTCTTACCAGCAGATGCTGAATTCATGGTATTGTGCTTGTTTTTCATTTCCACATATACCGTATGAACTACACTGCCATCCGGAAGAGCAATTCCGTCCGGATTCTGATAGATGACATCCCAACCGCCTTCTGTTCCATTATCGGGCACACGGCAGTTTGCTATGTATGTAAAAATTCTCTGATGAAAGTAACCAATATCATTATTATTGGATTTATCCCTCTGTCTGAAAATTTCATTTCCAACGATTTCTTCCCATGAAGAACGGTAGACCGTTTTATCAAAAATAAGTTTGATAGGATCTATGATATTCTTATTGAAACGCTTCAAATCAAATGATTCAAGCTTCTCACCGTATTTTCCGATTGTTGCTTTCACATGATTTGTGAAGTCCTCTTCACTGATAAAACTCAACGGCCACATATACTGTCCTCCAATGCTTTCTTGATTTGTAATGCGATGTCATATGCCAGATTAACCGGCACTGCATTTCCTACCTGTTTATACTGTGAACTAATACCACCGCAAAATTCCCATTCATCCGGGAAACTCTGACAACGTGCATTTTCTCTTATGGTGAAAGGTCTTGCCTCCAGCGGATGACAACGATCCGTCTGTTTTTGGCTCGGAGAAGTCAGCACAGCAAGCGAAGGCTCGTCAAGGCTCAAGCGTCTGAGAATACCCGTTCTGCCGCCCTCCATATACCAACAACTCTTCATGTACTCTTTGGCAATATCCTCCGGAATATCTCGCCAATACCCTCCGGGTGGAACAAGCTCGAAAATTTTTCTCTTATATTCAGAATATGGAGTCCCTTGACTTTCAGGACAATCAAGAAGCACATCCCTCAAAACCGGCTTGTATTCATGTGGTTTCGGGAAATCAAAATGGATTTTACCCACAAGATCTTTTCTGATTCCGATCGTAATCAATCTTTCTCGTTTCTGTGCCACACCGTAGTCCCACGCATTCAGCACTTTTTTCTGAATGACATATCCGGTACTCTCAAAGATGTCGGTAATCGTCTTATAGGTTCTTCCTTTATCATGGGTCAGTAAACCCTTGACATTCTCAAACAGAAACATCTTAGGCTGAAGCTGCTCAAGGAATTTAGCATAATGATAAAACAGCGTTCCTCTTGCATCTTCAAGTCCTAATCGCTTTCCTGCATAGGAAAAGCTCTGACATGGCGCCCCACCGGAAAGAAGATCAAGTTCATCTTTTGCGATGCCAAAGTAGTCTTGCAAATCAAGACATGATACATTAACAATATCATCATTGATAACCCGCCACTCAGGTCGATTTTTTCGCAATGTATCTGAAGCATCCTTATCTATTTCAACAAGTCCGATTGTCTTAAATCCTGCTCGCTCTACACCAAGTGCAAGACCACCTGCTCCTGCAAACAGCTCTATTGTTGTAAATGTTCGTTTCGATTCTGGCTCATCGCTTTTTATCTCAAGCACATCGCTGATTCCACAATTTAAAAAAATGCAGATTTTTTCAATACTTTCCATAGAAACGGTCTGGTTTTTTCCCATACGTGCCATTACATTAAAGCTGACTCCTGCTGCCTCCTTCAACTCTGTTTTGTTCATTCCTCTATCAATCAACAGCTTCCATAAGTTGTTGTAACTCACTGCCATCTGAACAGCTCCTTTCAAATCGGGTTATTGTAATTATATCATATTTCAAGCTGTTCGTCAAGTATTCTCACGGTTTCGTTAGATAATCTTCACGTTAATCCCATCATCATATTATAATGCTGTATCTGCCCTAAAACATCAAATATCGTTCTGAATGACTCTTTCAGTTGTACAGCGTCAAGAGAAGAAATATCAAAGTACAAGCCGTCGTTAAATCCCAATGCTCCGACATTCAAAGCGGCAATCATAGCTGAAACTAACATATATTTTGTATTATCAACACTGCCGTCATCTCGCTTTGTTATAAACTCATCTGAGTGTTTTTCAAGCAAATCGGAGCGAAGATTTCCGTTTTTATAACCGCATATCTGAAGAAAATAATATTCCAGAATCTGTCTGGAAATATTCAGGAGCGTATTTGTATCCTCAGAAGTTTTAAATTCACTCCACAAAGCGTCATATGTATTTTTTACAGGACTATAGTTTTCCTTTTCGCTGCCAGTTCTTGATCTGTTGCGTTCACATTTTTCAATCAGAGAGTGATTGTTCTCCTGCTTTCTGATTTCATAGATATTGACACATTCATAGGCCGAAACTCGATTATACACGATTTCTTTGAAAAAGTATGGATTATGTGTCAGACAGAAAAACTGCTTGATATAGTCATCTTTTACTTCTTCCGTCATATCATAATTGTTATAGCAAATTGCAATCATCTCACGCACAAGAATAGATACAGTAAACATAGCTCCACTGTCCATACTGGAAACAGGGTCATCAATAATTACAATTTTTTCTCTGCGTTTGCCGTCATCCGACTGACTTCCCATTACCGTATGATAAAAATACAGAAAGGCAATAAAATGACGTTCGCCTTCACTCAGTCCCTTGGCGATGCTGCCGTCTTCACGAACAAGCTGATAAACATACTGTGCTCCCGGCTTTTCACGAAGCTGAAAACCTTGAAATCCAGAAGATCTGATCAGTGCATTTATACTATCCTTAGCAGCTGTGGTATTTACAGTTCTCTTGTTCAATTCTGCAATTTCATTTTGAAATTCTTCTACTTGCTGTGAGTACCGATCTGCCATTGTTTGAAACTGCAAAATATCTGCTTTTGCATTGCTCTCTTTTTGCTGATATAATGCTATTTCCGTCTTACAGGTAAAAGCCAACAGCGACCATACCATTGCATCGCATTCTTTCTTTTTAGCTGGCTTATCATCAACCACAGCATTATTTTGCCGTATCAGCTGATTAATTTGTTCTGCAACTTCATTCAATTCCTGGATAATATCAGAAAGATCATCAACAGACACAACAATGGATGGGTCAGCTGCCTTTTGCTTTATCAACTCAACATTTGCTCTCGCTTTTTCTGTAAACAATTCATATTTTGTCTTATAGGAATCAATCAAAGCACATGCAAAACCATTTGCAAGATTTTGTTTTGCAACTGCATAAATTTGAAGCAGGGAGTTTCTGTATACTTCCGCAAATTGTTCCACTTCATCTTTTTCCTTGCGATACTGCTCATCAAAGCATGAAGCAAGATCAGATTCAAAATCATCCGGAAGTATCTGCTGACAATATGGGCATTTTTCTCCTGCTAAATGCTGATATTCCTTATGTCCATGACTCACCCATGCTGTCGCATTTAATGCTTTCAGAAAAGCAGAAAAATCCGTATCGCTGCTGCTGACAATAGGCTTTTCCAAAAGCGAAGAAGTTGGTATACTTTCAACTGAAACAAGCAAATATTCCGCATACCTTGCAACATCGCTTCCATAAACTGTATCATACAATACTTGAAGTTTAGATTCATCTACATTTACTGCTGATTTTTTCATAAGTTCGGCAGCAAATTTATTTTTACTGTTATTGAATCCTTTCAACACCAATGGATACTTTTTTCTATATTCTTCTGTTTTTATCCATAAGTCTTTTTCAAAACGCTGCTTTTCTGCATTCAAATTGTTTTCTGCATCAGTTGCTGCACGACTTGCTTCTGATGCTTTACCGGATAATTCTCTTGCTTCTGATGTTTTTTTATCAGCTTCTGCCTTTATTTCAGCATTCTGCTTGGTAATCGTAAATACGCCCGGAATGTTGCCATAGCTTTGAACATTTTCCTGAATGTACTCTTCATTATAAATAAGGACTTCGTAATCGCCCTGATTATCTGCACACCATTCAACGCTGCCAGACTTGCCCATTTCTTTTGCTATCGTTGATTTTCCCGTACCGTTTTTTCCAAAAAAGAAATTAATAAGCGTTGGCTCAAATACTTCTCCTGAGAAAACAGGAGAATCAATTGTTACTTTCTTTATGCCTGTAGATACTTTACTCATTTCGTTTCTCCTAAAGAATTGTAATTCCCATTGCCGAAAATATATGTATTAAGTTGCATTCTTTTATTGCCCAATGTTCCTCGTCAAGTTCGTTTCTCAAAGAAGATTGTGCCATTTTAAGAAGTGCAATATTTTGATTTAAGAGCTGCTGCGAAACAGCTTGAAAAGGCACAAAAAGGATTTTTATATTATCTCCTTGCTCATGAACTTCTGTTATCCGTCCTACTAAAGCAGGGTAATTCTCGTCTGTTTCTTTATAATGTGCATTCCTTTTTACAAAAATACAAGGCATAGTTCGAATCACAGAAATTGCTTGATCAGATAAAGAACTGAATTTTTCTTTGACCTTTGAACTTGTATATCTTTCTAAAGAGCTTTCCTTACTGATTGAAAACGAATCGGCACTAAAATTTTCATTCTCCAATACAAATAGGTTATAGTATTGTTTGTTCAGAGACGCCCATTCCACTGCATGGCTTACATTCTGAGCATTGTTCTGCCTGTCAGAAGATAGGATAGATTTCAATAACTCCCCTATATTTGTTCCATCACAATTTACATTGATCGTACCACTATTATTAGCAACTTGAAATCCATTTCCTTGATTATAATAAGCGTTTGTTGCATTTGGTGCAGTTATGATCTGCGATGTCTGCTTAGATATTTGCTGCTTTCCCATATATTTTTCCTCATTTACCAAGCACAATGTTTAACGTCCCATGATTTTCTTTTATTTGCAGTCCGTTTCCGATATTCACCATAACAGAATTATCAATATGCTGAGCGGCCGTATCGTCATTTTTCACTTCATCAATAATTTCCGTCTCGATTGTTTCAGCTGTATTTTCCGTTTCATCGACATCATCAGATGGCTCATCGCATAAATGATCATTCTCATAATATGAAAGATGTATATTCAGGCTGCTGTTTTCTCCAATCGCTGCGACGTACTCCCTTTTGCTTCCTTTACTGCCATTGTGAGGAGGACACCACTCCTCATAAGTTTTCCTACCGATTGAGTTCTCCTTTATTCCAGTCACAGCAAAATGCCAAATTCCGAGAAGAAAAGATTGAAAACAAATCTCAGTTGTATTGCGAAGTTCAGACTTTGTAATCGGTTTTCCATTTTTACATATGTATAGAAGCTGGTTATCAGAGATACCTTTATCATTAAGAATTACTTCAACGAGTGCTTTTATCAGGTACTCGTCTTTTTTTGTACTTGTTTCTGCATCAATATACTTATCCACAAGTTTTGACATAGCAGTCAGGCTCTCAGAGTAATTATTTTTCAATCGTTCATCAAATGATTTTTTAACTGACTTATCACCAAGTCGAAAAAATCCTCCACCCCAATTTTTACATGATTTGAAATCATTGGTACTGTCTCTTAGCGATTTTAATTCACTCGACATAGGCTCTGGTATGTCAGGAATAACAATCCTTGCTAACGAAAGAAGCAATTCAGTTTCTGTAATTCCACTCTTTTTACCTTTATAATTCTCAGCTTTACTCAGCAGCGGCTTTCTTGCATCTGAAAGCAGAACAAAAAAGGTTCCGCCGCACAATCTATATTTTTCTTCTTTTTGCATTGATTTTACTCCTCATTTTCAAAATACCGACAAAGGCGACAAAACCGACTACTGGACTTCCGACAAAAACTACTTCTCAATGATACTTGTGGAAAGCAAGAGGACAGTCAATATGTAAAATGTTCCGTTTCTGATAGTTCTTGTCTAAGATTATACCATAAATCTCTTCAACATTCAATCCTTTTCATATATTTATGACGACTTTTCTTTTCACAAATTTGACAAAAGGAGGTCAAGAAATGAGCCAAATCAAATTGTTACTGGACATCATCGCAGATGTCCGCCACCTCGGAGACAGTCTGGAGGCATACGCTGAAGCACTTACCGCATCGGACAAGCTGAATCCGGACGACTTTGAGCAAATTTATCCGCCTGTAGATAAGCCGACGGAAGTAAAGTCAACTCCCGAAACAGAGCCACTAAAGAAAATCACTCTTTCAGAAGTCAGAGCCGTGCTTGCAAACAAATCCAGAGCCGGATTTACTAATGAGGTCAAACAGCTTCTGATGAAACACGGTGCGGAAAAACTATCCGGCATCGCTGAAACAGAGTACGCAGCACTCATGAAGGAGGCGGAAAACCTTGGCAGTTAAGCATTCCTCTCGTTCTCATGCCAGGCTGTCAGCATCTGCAAGTGCAAGATGGATGGCTTGTCCGCCGTCGGCAAAGCTGAACGCAGAAATTCCCGATGTTGCTACTGATTACGCACGAGAGGGCACTTGTGCGCACGAGCTTGCGGAATTTAAGGTGAACAAGCTGCTTGGCATCGAATCCGCAGATCCTACGGAGAATCTTGATTATTTTGATCAGGAAATGGCTGACTGTACTGATGACTATGCTCAGTACATAGCGGAGCAGATTAGCAAATACGGCGATCCAGTTGTTATGGTGGAACAGCGTCTTGATTTCAGCAAATATGTCCTTGACGGTTTCGGCACCGGTGACTGCGTAATCGTAGCCGATGAAGTGCTGACAGTCATTGACTACAAGCATGGAAAAGGCGTGGCAGTCTCCGCTGAACATAATTCTCAAATGATGCTGTATGCACTGGGTGCATTAGAACTTTTCGACAGTCTATATGATATTTCAGAAATCAAAATGGTCATTTTCCAGCCGAGGCTCAGCAATATCAGTGAGTTCACCTTGACTACAGCCGAGTTGCTCAACTGGGCAGAAAACACTCTCCGCCCTACCGCTGAATTGGCTGCCAAAGGTGAAGGAGAATTCTGTGCCGGTGAGCATTGTCGATTCTGCAAAGTTAAGGCAACCTGCCGCAAAAGAGCCGAATACAACCTCATGCTGGCTCAGTATGATTTCGCCCCGTCTGCAACGCTGGAAGATACTGAGATTGAGGCAATTCTTGAAAAAGCTGACGCTCTTGCATCGTGGGCAAGCGATGTGAAGGAATATGCTCTCAGTCAGGCACTTTCCGGCAAGAAGTGGACAGGCTACAAGGTGGTCGAGGGCAGATCTACACGCAAATATACCGATGAAGCGAAGGTCGCAGAAGCAGTCAAGGCATTTGGAAAGAATCCCTATGGTGAGCCGGAAGTTCTTGGCATCACGGCAATGACAAAACTGCTCGGCGGAAAGAAAAAATTTGATGAAGTCCTCGGCATCCTGACATATAAGCCGCAGGGCAAACCGACACTGGTTCCTGCTTCTGACAAACGTAAGGCATGGCATCCAGCAACAGAAGATTTTAAAGAGTAAAGGAGTTTTTCTTATGGCAAAATTCGTAAATCCCACAAAGGTAATCACAGGTCCCGACACCCGCTGGAGCTACTGCAACGCATGGGAAGCGAAGGCAATTAACGGCGGTACACCGAAGTTTTCGGTATCTCTTATCATTCCGAAGTCGGACACCAAAACCATTGCTAAGGTCAAGGCAGCGATTCAGGCAGCATACGAGGAAGGTGCATCTAAGCTCAAGGGCAACGGCAAATCCGTTCCGTCGCTCAAAGCAATCAAAACGCCCCTTCGTGACGGAGATCTGGAACGCCCGGACGATGAGGCTTATGCAAACAGTTATTTCGTCAATGCAAATTCCGCATCTGCCCCCGGCATCGTGGATGCTGACCGTCAGCCGATCATTGACCACAGCGAGGTCTACTCCGGAGTTTATGGCAGAGCTTCCATCAACTTCTACGCTTTCAACTCCAATGGAAATAAGGGAATTGCCTGCGGACTCAACAATCTTCAGAAGATTAAGGACGGCGAGCCGCTCGGCGGCAAGTCTCGTGCGGAAGATGATTTTGATGATGAAGATGATGATTTTCTTGACTAAACATAACTGATACAGACGGGTGGGCGTTTGCGGCAATGCCGTGGGTGGGAATTGAGAAAGGACTGATATATTTATGAATGAACTTATAAGTATCAACTACGATAATCCTGAACGTCCTGTAGTTTCTGGACGTGAACTGTATAAGGCTCTGAAAATCGAAACCCGCTACAATGACTGGTTCTCTCGTATGTGCGAATACGGTTTTACCGAGAACAAGGACTTTTACTCAATTTTGAGTAAAAGCACGGGTGGCAGACCTTCGATCAATCACGCTATTACAATTCCAATGGCAAAGGAACTCTGCATGATTCAGCGTACCGAAATCGGCAGACAGTTCCGTCAGTATTTCATCGCTGTTGAAGAAGCGTGGAACAGTCCTGAAATGATTATGCAAAGAGCTTTGTCGATTGCCAATGAGCATGTGAAAGCTTTGCAGGTATCTGTCTCCCATCTTACTGTAGAGAATCAGATCATGCAGCCGAAGGCAGAATACTTTGATGCACTCGTTGACAGAAATCTGCTGACAAGAATCCGTGATACAGCAAAGGAACTCCATATTAAACAGAATGATTTTGTACGTTTTTTGCTCAACAGAAAGTATCTTTACCGTAGCAAAAAAGGTAAGCTTCTGCCCTATGCACAGTATGTGGACAACGGTCTGTTTGAACTGAAAGAATTCACAAATGACAAAACAGGATTTTCCAATACACAGACGATGATTACGCCAAAGGGCAAGGAAACATTCCGACTGCTCTTTATCTGACACATATGGGAGGGTTGGTGGGCTTTCAATATATGAAACAAATTACGATTGACTTAGAAACAAAATCTGACCGTGATATCACAAAATGCGGCGTGTATGCTTACGCAGATTCCCCATATTTTGATATCCTGCTGTTCAGCTACAGCATCGACGGCGATGAAGTTCAGGTTGTTGACATTGTGAATGGTGAAAAGATTCCGGATGATATTTTAAAGGCTTTGAAGGATGAAACAATCATCAAACGTGCTTTTAACGTGAATTTTGAAAGAGTTTGTTTATCCCGATATTTAGATAAAAACTACCCTGCCTATTTTCAAAGCTACAGCGTGGGCGAAGATACTGTCGGAGATTACCTGAATCCGAAAGGCTGGCACTGCACCATGATTCACAGCCGTACTCTTGGACTCCCCTCATCGCTTGCGGAAGTCGGAAAAGTACTGAATCTGGAACAGCAGAAAATGAACGAGGGCAAGGCTCTCATCAAGTATTTTTGTGTTCCCTATGATACGGTTGACGATGCTCCACAGTTTCATACTCCTGCTGATGCACCTGAAAGGTGGGAGATTTTTAAAGCATATAACAAGCGTGACGTTGAAGCAGAGCTTGCAATCGACTGCAAACTTTCAAAATATCTTGTTCCGGATTTCATCTGGGAGGAATTTTATCTCGATCAGGAAATCAACGACAGAGGCATTGCAATCGATATGGAGCTTGTTGATGCTGCTATCACGCTGGATGCACAAGCAAAGGCAAAGCTGTCTGCGGATATGCGTAGATTGACAGGAGTTGAAAATCCAAATTCTGTCTATCAGCTTTTGGAATGGCTGGAACAGCAGGGTTATTCATCAGATTCACTTGGAAAAGCACAGGTGAAAGAACTGCTGAAAACTGCAAAAGAACCGGTAAAAACTGTTCTGGAACTGCGTCAGCAGCTTGCAAAATCTTCTGTAAAAAAATATACGGCGATGCAGACAGCAGCCTGCTCCGACCATCGTGCAAGAGGAATGTTCAGTTTTTACGGTGCGTCAAGAACCGGACGATGGGCGGGCAGAAATATTCAATTACAGAATCTTCCGCAGAACCATATCATGGATTTGACGGAGGCACGAGAAACTGTCAAACACGGCTACTATGATGAAATTGAGATGCTGTATGATGACGTTCCGGATACGCTGTCGCAGCTGATAAGAACTGCATTTGTTCCCCGAAAAGGCTATAAATTCATTGTGGCAGATTTCAGCAGTATCGAAATGCGATGTTCAGCATATTACGCAGGCGAACAGTGGGTACTGGACACATTTGAACGAGGCGGAGATATTTACTGCGAAACCGCATCTCAGATGTTTGGCGTTCCTGTAGAAAAGCATGGCATCAACGGTCATCTACGACAGCGTGGAAAGCAAGCCGCCTTGTCCTGTTCTTATGGCGGATCCGTGGGTGCATTGAAAGCAATGGGTGCAATTGAGAACGGCATGAAAGAAGAAGAACTGAAGCCTATGGTGGATAAGTGGCGGGCTGCTAACCCCAATATTGTTCGTTTCTGGTACGATGTTGACGATGCAGCAAAACAAGCTATCAAGAAAAAAACTACGACTGAAACACATGGGATCTCATTTATTTTTGGGTCCAATATGCTGTTTATTGAACTCCCAAGCGGCCGCAGACTTGCCTATGTAAAACCTCGTATCGGTGAGAACCAGTTTGGCGGTGAAAGTATCACATATATGGGTGTTGGTGTTTCAAAGAAATGGCAGCGGCTTGAAACATTCGGCGGTAAACTGGTCGAGAATATCATTCAGGCAATCGCAAGAGATGTCCTCTGCCACGCTATGCGGACATTATCCCACTGCTTTATCGTTGCTCATGTGCATGATGAGTTGATTATTGAATGTGACAAGCGGATGTCGCTGAAATCTGTTTGTGAACAGATGGGCAGAACGCCGCCTTGGGCAAAGAATCTTCTGCTCCGTGCAGACGGTTACGAATGCGAATTTTATAGAAAGGATTAATATAAAATGGCAAATCTGTATAACTCTGAGGGCTACTTCTCCCCTACTGAGTATGAAGCCCTCACAAAAATTGAAAAGAACGAAAGAACTGCAAAAATCGCTGCAAATTATCGTCCTATGGTATACATATGCTCGCCATACTCCGGCAATACGGAAAAGAATACCGAGAATGCAAGGAAATACAGCCGCTTCGCCGTGGACTGCCACTATCTACCTATCACGCCCCACATCTATTTCACGCAGTTTATGAATGACAATATCCCCGAAGAGCGTGACATTGCAATTTTCATGAACTGGGTGCTTATGAGCAAGTGTGAACAGCTATGGGTATTCGGTGACAACATATCTACTGGCATGAAGACTGAGATTGACCGTGCCAAGAGAAAGCATATGAAGATCCGCTATTTTACGGAAGAAATGGAGGAGAAGAAATGAAACTCACCTTTTTCACAGCCAAGTGCAGCAGTAATGCACAGAACTGCCTTTATCCCAATAAAATTGAGGTAACCGATGCACAAACTTTATCTGCTGCCGTTCGTTTTGACCATGTTATGGCAGAATATCAGAATCACTACCGCAGCAAGGATAATTTCATCTGGTCAGACTCCCTTGGCATGGACTGTGACAATGATCACTCGGATGATCCTGCTGACTGGATCTCAGTTGATGACATCAAAGCGGCATTTCCCGATGTTACTTTTGCCGTTGCCTACAGCCGTCACCACAATCTTTCCAAAGGCTCGAAATCCGCAAGACCTCGCTTTCATGTGTACTTTCAGATCACCACAGTTACTGACTGGAACATCTACACCATGCTGAAACGCAAGGTGCAGAAGATATTCCCCTTCTTTGATAAAAACGCTCTCGATGCTGCACGTTTCTTCTTTGGAACAGATACACCGCAGGTAGAAATCATTGACGGAGAACTGGAACTTGATACTTATTTCTGTCTGACGGAAAACAACCGCACAATTCCCGCAGGCGGCAGAAACAACCATATGTCACGCTATGCCGGAAAAGTTCTCAAGCGTCTTGGCGATACAGAAAAGGCATACTCCTGCTATCTGGAAGAAGCCGCAAAATGCGATCCTCCACTTGATGACAGTGAGCTGCAAACAATCTGGAACAGTGCAAAGCGTTTTTATAAGAAAGTTTCCGCACAAAAAGGCTACATTCCGCCTGATGAGTATGGCAACGCAGAAACGTTAAAACCTGGTGATTATTCTGATGTAGGACAGGCGTCCGTGCTTGCAGTGGAGTATCACGATATTCTTCGTTACTCTCCTTACACGGATTATCTTTGCTACAACGGCAGTTATTGGGAAGAATCCAAGCCAAAATCCCATGGTGTCATTCAGGAACTTACTACCCGACAGCTTGCTGAAGCAGAGACAATGGTCAGTCGTACACAGCAGGCTATGGAAGAATGCGGTGCGATGCCGATTTTTACGAAATATTCTGCGAAAAAGGCAATGCAGGAATTCAACGAAGAGCAGACAAATGCTTATCTGGAATATGCCGCCGCTACTGCCTACCACAAGTTCGTGATGAAACGCCGTGAATCAAGACAGATCACAGCGGCACTAAAAGAGGCAGAACCTATGCTGGAAATTGACATCAAAGACATTGACAACAAGCCGTTTCTTCTGAATACGCCGTCCTTTACTTATGATATCCGCAAAGGTCTAAACGGAAAACGGGAGCATAATTGTGAGGATTTTATTACAAAATGCACTACATTCGATCCCGGCGATGAGGGCAGAGATTTATGGAATGACACCCTTGAAAAAATCTTTTGCGGCGATAAAGATCTGATTGAATATGTACAGCTTATCTGCGGAATGGCATCTTACGGCAAGGTTTATGTTGAGGCTCTCATCATTGCACACGGTGACGGCAGAAACGGAAAGTCGACCTTCTGGAACGTGATTTCAAGAGTTATGGGAACTTACGGCGGTAATCTTTCAGCGGATTCTCTTACAGTAGGCTGTCGGAGAAATGTGAAACCGGAGCTTGCCGAAGCAAAGGGAAAACGTCTGCTGATTGCTGCGGAACTGGAAGAAGGAACTCGTCTGAATACTGCAAATGTCAAGCAGCTTTGCAGTACCGATGATATTTATGCAGAAAAGAAGTTCAAAGATCCGTTCAGCTATACGCCTACACATACTCTCGTCCTTTATACCAATCATCTGCCGAAAGTCGGCGCTTGTGATGCAGGAACGTGGCGGCGATTGATCGTGATCCCCTTCAAAGCCGTGATAGAGGGTGCCGGCGATATCAAGAACTATGCCGACTATCTTTATGAGAATGCCGGCAGTGCGGTTCTCTCCTGGATTATCGAGGGTGCAAGAAAAGTGTACAAGCAGGGCTTCAAAATTGATATGCCTGACTGCGTAAAAACAGCAATCGATGGCTACAGAGAAGACAATGACTGGCTGTCGCAGTACCTGACGGAATGCTGTGAAATGAGTGAGACGTATATTCAGAAATCCGGTGAGCTTTACAGCGATTATCGCAGCTACTGTGCAAGGAACAATCTGTATACCAGAAGTACAACTGATTTTTACTCAGCTTTGGAAAATGCTGGATTCAGCAGAGCAAGAAAGAACAATGGCCGTTTTGTGTTTGGATTGAGATTGAAAACAGATGCAGAACTGGACTTCTTGGATTAACGTAAAATAGCCACTTTTAACTTTAATGTGACGGTTATGTCAGTCTTATGTATATATTATTTTATGTCAAATGAAATATATGAATTTATCTATAGTAAAGGTATAGCAGAAGAATGTCATGAACGTCACGAAAGGAGGTTTTATGAGAGAAAAGGATATCGAAAAAGCCCTTGTTTCCGCAGTAAAATCATTTGATGGAGTATGCTGGAAGTTCGTTTCACCCGGTACAGCAGGAGTTCCCGACCGTATCATATTGATGCCGAATGGCAGGATTGCCTTTGTAGAACTGAAAGCACCGGGAAAAGAAATGCGTCCACTGCAAGTACATCGGAAAAGGCAACTGGAAGCGTTAGGCTTTCGGGTTTACTGCATTGACAGGAAAGAGCAGGTTGAGGAGGTGCTGCATGAAATTCAGTCCACATGATTATCAGAAATATGCCACCCAATTTATCAAGAAAAATCCTATAGCTGCACTCCTGCTGGATATGGGACTTGGCAAGACGATCATTACGCTGACAGCAATTCACGACTTGATGTTCGACAGCTTTGAGATTCAAAAAGTTCTGATTATCGCCCCTCTGCGAGTAGCCCGTGATACATGGTCGGCTGAGATTGAAAAATGGGAGCATCTGAAACATCTGACTTACAGCGTAGCAGTCGGAACGGTGGAAGAACGTATTTCCGCATTAAAGCAGAAAGCTGATATCTATATCATCAATCGTGAAAATGTTCAGTGGCTTGTTGAGGAAAGCGGCATTCCCTTTGATTACCAGATGATAGTAATTGATGAGCTTTCGAGCTTCAAGAATCATCAGACAAAACGTTTCAAGGCATTGATGAAAGTCAGACCAAGGGCAAAACGTATTGTAGGACTGACAGGTACACCAAGCAGTAATGGTCTTATGGATCTGTACGCCGAATTCCGTTTGCTGGATATGGGTGAACGTCTTGGACGATTTATCGGGCAGTTCAGAAACACTTACTTTCAGCCTGATAAGCGAAACGGCATGATCGTGTATTCCTACAAACCGCTTCCCTATGCAGAAGATGCGATATATGAAAAAATATCCGACATCACGATTTCCATGAGAGCCACCGATCACCTCAATATGCCGGAACTTATCATGAGCGAACATTGTGTCGAGATGTCAGCGGAAGAAAAGGAAAAATATATGGAACTGAAAAAAGAATTGTTTCTTGAACTTCCTGACAGTGAAATTACTGCTGCCAATGCCGCAAGTCTCAGCAACAAGCTGTCGCAGATGGCGAATGGGGCGATTTATGATGATGACAAAAATATTATTCCAATTCATGATAGAAAACTGGATGCACTGGAAGATATTATCGAAGCCGCAAACGGGAAATCCATTCTTGTTGCTTACTGGTTCAAGCATGATTTGGAACGAATCAAGGAACGGCTTCACAAGCTGCATATCCCGTTTTCCACAATGGATAAGTCCGACAGTATCAGGAGATGGAATAACGGTAATCTTCCTGTTGCACTGATTCACCCGGCATCCGCAGGTCACGGGCTGAATCTGCAATCAGGCGGAAGCTGTCTGGTGTGGTTCGGACTGACTTGGAGTCTGGAACTTTATCAACAGACCAATGCCAGATTGTGGAGGCAGGGACAGAAATCCGCTACTGTTGTCATTCAGCATATCATCACCAAAGGCACGGTTGATGAACGGATTATGAAAGCTTTGCAGGATAAGGATGAAACGCAGACGACTTTGATGGAGGCTGTTAAAGCGGAAATTGCGAGGGAGGAATATGCATGAATCCGAAAGAATACATGGAAGAGGCAGATTGCCTCCGCAGAAGAATTCATCGTAAGGAAAATGAAATTCGCAGCCTTCGTGCAGCTGCCGAGGGTATCACAGGTATGAGCAGCAGCGATATGCCGAAAACGGTCTCTCCCAATCCGCATAAGATGGAAGCGGCTGTGTGTAAGATTATTTCACTGGAAAAGGAAGTTGAAGAAATTCAGGCAGAACTTGACCATATGGTTTCTGAGTTCAGGAAAAATATTGATGCCCTTGATAATTCCGACATAAAAGATTTACTTACAAAGCGTTACATTGAGTTTAAGCCTTGGAAAACTATCGCCGCTGAAATGTATATTAGCGAAAGACAGGCATATTACCTTCATCGAGAGGCTCTTGAGCTTCTCGAATGAAAAAATTTGCAGTTCATTGCAGTTCCGTTCACTTGAATGCAGTTCCGAAGTGTGATATGATATATAATAGCAAAGAATACAGAGAACCACCGTGGTGAAAATCGCAGTGGTTCTTTTCATGCCCGGAGGTGAACGCTATGCCGAGGAAGAGTAAGAAACCTTGTAAACATCCCGGCTGTCCCAACCTGACAGAGGGTAAGTATTGCGAGGAACATAAACCTCTATACCCAGACAGACCATCGGCCTTTAAGCGTGGCTACAGCAGCAAGTGGCAGCGTATCAGCAAGGCGTACCTCCGCAAGCACCCGCTGTGCGTGAAGTGTCTTGCTGAGGGCAGATTTGTTTCGGCAACGGTCGTTGACCACATCATTCCGCATCGTGGCAATCAGACGCTGATGTGGAGTGAATCCAACTGGCAGGCATTATGCAAGCATTGTCATGACCGCAAGACGGGCAATGAGGACAGAAATCCCGAATATCACTACTGATGGGCGGGATTGGGCTGACCGGTGGGGGTGTTCACTTCTCTACGGTGAAGTCACAGAAAGACCGGCGCTCCCTCAAACACAGAAAATCCGGATTTCAAACGTGGTATTGACCCCCAGCAATACAAAAAACTCGGAATACTCCGAAAATACAATATTTTCCCGGCTTTTCAGCCGGGATTTTTATGCTCATTTTTACGATTTTGTTTGAATTTCTTTGATTTCAGAAAGGCGGTGACATCATGGCGAAAGACGGCACCAACCGTGGCGGTGCAAGACCGGGTGCAGGCAGACCAAGAAAGGCTTTGACAGAGAAAATTGCTGAGGGGAAAACTGCTGAAGTCATGATGCAGCCCGCGGAGATAGAATCTGCTGACGTTCCTCCTGTGCGTGAGTTTATGCAGGAGTTACAGCGTGATGGTACAAAACTTCTTGCTGATGAGGTATACACCGAAACATACCAATGGCTGAAAGAGCGCTCCTGTGAAAAAATCGTCAGCCGACAGCTCGTGGAGCAGTACGCCATGAGCATTTCTCGCTGGATTCATTGTGAGCAGATTGTCACCAAGTATGGATATATCTCAAAGCATCCGACAACGGGAGCTGCGATTGCTTCTCCCTATGTTGCAATGTCGCAGAATTACATGAAACAAGCAAACCAAATCTGGAATCAGATTTTTCAGATTGTCCGTGAAAACTGCTCAGTAGAGTTTCAGGGCAATCCGCAGGATGATATGATGGAAAAACTGCTCCGAAGCAGAAAGTGAGGACTTTATGAAAGCAAACACAGATACACAATTCTGGCGGGATCTGAAACATAACCGCCAGCACCTTACAAAGCAGCAGTACCGCACACTCAAAGGGCAGGCGGTCAAAGGTCATGTTATGGATGCCCGAAAAGGACTCCAGAAGATCTTGCATCGGAGGGCTGGTTAATGAAAACAACAACAGATTTTCAGCTTGTGGATATTGATAAGCTGATTCCCTATGCAAATAATGCCCGAACACATAACAAGGAACAGATCCTAAAACTCCGCTCTTCACTCCGTGAATTTGGATTTGTGAATCCTGTTATCATCGACAGGAACTACAATGTACTTGCAGGTCACGGCAGAATTGAGGCGGCAAAGGCAGAGGGCATTGCAGAAGTTCCTTGTGTGTACGCTGACCATCTTACCGAAGCACAGAAAAAAGCGTATATTCTCGCTGATAACAGAATGGCTCTGGATGCAGGCTGGGACGATGAACTTCTTGCTGTTGAAATGGAAGAACTCCAGAATCTCGGCTTTGACCTTGGATTGACAGGCTTTGATGAAAAAGAAATCTCCGATTTATTTGAAACGGATGCAGAAGCCAAAGAAGATGATTTTGATGTGGACGCAGAGCTTGCAAAGCCTTGTTTCTCGCAGGCTGGTGACATTTGGCATCTCGGTAGGCATACCGTTATTTGCGGCGACTCCACTCTGCCGGAAACTTATGTTGCACTGCTCAGTGATACAAAAGTAAATCTTGTCTGCACTGATCCGCCGTACCTCGTAAACCTTGAAAGTACATCGGGGAAAATCAAGAACGATGACCTTGACGATGAAAAAGGCTACGAATTTTTGAAATCTGCATTCGAGAGATTTCACGAAAATATGGCAAAGGACGCAAGCATCTACGTTTTCTATGCAACAAGCAAAGCTCGTGTATTCCATGACGCTTATGAGGATGCCGGGTTCAAAGTCGGTGCCGGACTTGTTTGGAAGAAAGACAGGCTTGTCCTTACTCGAACCGACTGGAAATATATCCATGAACCCATCATCTGGGGATGGCGGAAAGACGGAAAGCACATTTGGTATGGCGACCAGAAACAGAAAACCGTATTTGAATTTGACCGTATCAAGAACAGTAAGGAAGATGGCTGCGGTCACCCGTCAAGCAAGCCTGTCCCGCTTATCGCATATCTAATTCAGCAATGTACGCAAAGCAACGGACTTGTTCTTGACGGATTTCTCGGCAGTGCTTCTACGCTCGTCGCCTGTGAACAGCTTGACCGTATCTGCTATGGTGTGGAACTTGAACCGAAATTTGTGGATGTTGCTGTTGAAAGATACATCAAGCTGCATGACGGCAAGTCTGATGATGTGTATCTGATGCGTAACGGTCAGCGGATTGAATATGCAGATGTTCCAAAGGAGGAGCAGAATGGAGAATAAACCGCCTTTTTTCATATGTTCGCTGTCTGGCGGGAAGGATTCCTCAGCCATGTTACTCCGATTGCTTGAAGAAAATCGTCCGGTTGATATGATTCTGTTTTGCGATACAGGACTTGAATTTCTCGATATGTACACACATATTGATAAACTGGAAAAATACATCGGCAGACCGATCACAAGGATCAAGGCAGAACACAGCTTTGAATACTATTTTTCTGACGCTCCGATAAAGCGTGGAAATCCCGAAAAATTCCGTGAGCAGTTCGGCAGGGATTACAACGGCTACGGCTGGATGGGACCGAAAATGCGGTGGTGTACCAATCGTCTGAAGGATCAGCCACGAGAACAATTTCTCCGCAGTCTTCGTGAAAAGTATGATATCCGTCAGTATGTCGGTATTGCGACCGATGAAAAATACCGCCTTGAACGAAAAAACAACCAGCGTTCTGAATGCATTCATCCTCTTGTGGAGTGGAATATGACAGAATCCGATTGCCTGAAATATTGCTATGATCGTGGGTTTGACTGGAACGGTTTGTATGATAGATTCAAGCGTGTATCCTGCTGGCTTTGTCCGCTGCAATCGCTGTCGGAAATGCGGAAGCTGTGGGAGTTTTATCCTGATTTATGGGAAAAACTCCGCCATTATGATGAAATAACATGGCGGAAATATCGTGCGGATTATTCCGTGAAAGAACTTGAAATACGCTTTGCTTTTGAAAATGAATGCCTTGCAAAAGGTCTTTCAGTCAGAAACAAGGCGTTTTTTACTGCCTTGAAGCAGAGAATGGAGGCTGCTGATGAAAAATAAAACGTTGACACTCGGCAGTCTGTTTGACGGCTCAGGAACGTTTCCGGTCGCTGGAATTCTGTCAGGAATCACGCCGATTTGGGCATCAGAAATTGAACCATTCCCAATCAGGGTTACCACCAAGCGGCTGCCGTATGTAAAGCATCTCGGCGACATCAACCATATCAACGGTGCAGAGATTGAACCCGTTGACATCATTACATTCGGCAGTCCATGCACCGACCTGAGTGTTGCGGGAAAAAGAGCCGGATTGAATGCAGAACGCTCAGGACTGTTCTTTCAAGCAGTCAGAATTATCAAGGAAATGAGGTGTGCAACAAATGGCAAATATCCGAGATTTGCAGTGTGGGAAAACGTCGCAGGTGCTTTCTCCTCCAACGGCGGAGAAGATTTCCGGTGCGTCCTTGAAGAACTCTGCAAAGTCAAAGACTCAACAGTATCTGTCCCTAAGCCTGCGAAGTGGACAAAGGCAGGAGAAATCATGGGAGATAATTTCTCTCTCGCCTACAGAACAGTCGACGCTCAATACTGGTATACACCCCAGAGAAGAATGCGTATCTACCTTGTCGCAGATTTTGATGGCGGATGTGCCTCAAAAATATTATTTGAGTCCGAGGGCGTGTCTGGGTATTCTGCGGAGAGCGTCAGAGCGTGGAAAGAAGCTGCCAGAAGTCTTGCAGATTGCTCTAGAACGACAGGCACAGGCTTAGTATTCTCCAATCATGGGCAAGATACACGTTTCAAGGGTCCTGTTGAAGTTGCTGAAACGATATCAGCATCATATGGAACAGGCGGCAATAATCAGCCGTTTGTGGTAGAATCGGCTGGTTTCTGCACGGAACATTCATCAAAGGCTCGTGGCATCGGATTTGAAGAAGAAACATCTCCAACGCTTCGTGCAGGTGTTGTTCCTGCCACACTGAAAATCCGCTGTGGCGGCGGGTCTGGTGGTAAGGGTGCGTTGATACAAGAAGATAAATCTGCAACACTGTCCTGCAATAACGACCAGACTCTATTTGTTCCGAAGGCTTATGGTATCTGCTCCAAACACAGCAATTCCATGATGTCTGATAATCCGAACAGCGGATTTTATGAGGCTGATACAGCAAGAACAATCGACACGAGTAATCAGTCCCCATGCAAAAATCAGGGCGGAATGGTGGTCATCGAAGGCAACGGTTCACGTCCTTCCCATCATGGTGACGGCTATAAGGAATCCGATACAATGTACACCTTGAATTGTACGGAAAATCACGCAGTTTCCTATGGAATCGGCAGACCTGCCATGAATCAGGGGTACAATGCCCGTTTCAGTTTTCAGATCGAAGAAGAAAAATCACCTACACTGGTTGCGTCGGGTGCAGGCGGAATCGCTCATCCCAGATACTCCACAAGCAAGAGTTCCTACCATACAGCAGCCGAAAAAGAAAAGGCAAACACCCTTGTGGCTTCCGACTACAAAGACCCTCCGCTTGTCAACGACAGCACTCCAGAAATCGAATATATCGTCCGTCGGCTCACCCCACAGGAATGTGCATTGCTGCAAGGTATGCCGACATGGTGGTGCGATGACCTTGAAACCGAAAATCCGACCGAAGAGGAAATTGACTGGTGGTATGATGTTTTTGAAACACACCGCAAGGCTATGGGAAAATCCACCAAGCCGAAAAGCCGTAAACTTGTGGAAAAATGGCTGAAAAATCCGTATTCGGATTCTGCTGCTTACAAGATGTGGGGCAACGGCGTTTATGTCGGGAATGCATGGTTTGTCCTTGCAGGAATCGCTTATTATGTCAATCTGGGAGCAAATTGTGAACGAGCCGATACTAAGTTATCTTCCGAATTCACATAAAGTTATCAGGTAGAATTATCACAGATTTTATCCCGATATTTCGTCATATCTTACACTTGCTATTCTGTGCAGAACGAGTTAATATGTGACTACGAAAACGCCGCAGAGACGGTGAAAACAGGAGGTCACACATATGGAAATCAAATTCAATATCGAAAAATCACAGCGAAAAGCTCTGGCACAAAAAACCGCTGAAATATCAGGGAATACGGTGCAGTATCTCGGTGCTCCGACATTCAGCTATCAAATTGGAAATTTCATGCTGAATAAGGACTCAGTTCTGACTGCTGAAGCGGTTGATGAAAAAATTCTCGCAGAATTGGCAAACGCAGGATTCCACTATGAAGTCAATGCAGAACCTGATAAGCTCACCGTTCAGATGCCATTGGATTCACTCAGCGAAAGAACGCTGAACAGAGTCAGACGCATCATTGAGAACAAGGGAGAGCTTTTCAAATCTGCGTTTAAAACTGACAGCCTTGAATTTCAGGTAACTGAAAAGACTGTAGATTTCCCTTGGTTTACGGTTGAACAGGACGGTGACGCAGATGCTTACTATACGTTCATTTCCATGCTCTGCGAGTTTGCCAAAAACCGAAATCGCATCAACAATAAGCCCGATACTAGCGACAATGAAAAGTACGCTTTCAGGTGCTTCCTGATACGAATTGGCATGATGGGAACGGAGTACAAAGCGGCAAGAAAAGTTCTGCTCCGCAATCTGACAGGCAGTTCGGCGTTCAGACATGGGAGGGGTGCAAATGAAATTTCCGAGTGAAAAAGAGCTTGAAAAATTCCAGAAGGAATATCCAGTTGGGACAATGGTGCAGTTAATTTCAATGCGAGATGCACAAGCCCCGCCTGCCGGAACAATCGGCGAAGTTGTGTTTGTCGATGATATCGGCTCTGTTCATACCAAATGGGAAAACGGCAGCGGCCTTGCCTTTATCCCTGATGTGGACGAGGTGCGGAAACTGTAATTCCGTACTGCCCTTGGGGGCGAAAATAATCGAGAACGCTTATCCATTTTACTCTATTTTACCATAAAAAATCAAGTATAGCAAGTGTGTAAATACACCAGAGATTTCGCAGATATACAGCGGAAAGATCGGTTAATTTACATCTTGCATTATCCTCCGAAAGACGGTAATATGTGATACAACGAAAGGGACACACCCTTGAAAAACACCGAAATTACGGAGGAAAAACACCATGAACGCAAAGACCGCACAGCAGATTGAGAACCTTAAAAATCAGACCATCGGGGTCGAGATTGAGATGAACAACATCACCAGAAACAAGGCTGCGAAAATTGCCGCAGAGTTCTTTGGAACAGACGATTTCAAAGATACAGCAAGCCGCAACGGTTATCAGACATGGAGTGCTTGGGATGCACAGGGCAGAGAATGGAAATTCCAAAAGGATGTCAGCATTGCAGGACCCGACAGCGAAAAATGCGAACTGGTTACACCGATTCTTCACTACGAGGATATCGAAACCTTGCAGGAGCTTGTCCGCCGATTGAGAAAAGCCGGAGCAAAAAGTTCCTACGAAATCGGATGCGGAGTCCATGTTCACATCGGTGCAAACGGACACACACCGCAGAGCCTAAGAAATCTTGCAAACATCATGGCAAGCCACGAGGAACTTTTGATAGAAAGCCTGAAAATTGACAGAGGCCGCACAAACAGATATTGCCGAACAGTAAACCCACGATTTTTGGAGCAGCTCAACAGCAAGAAACCCACAACGATGGCATAGCTTGCGGACATCTGGTACGGCTCGCAGGGATGCACCTACGGCAGAAATCAGCATTACAACGACAGCAGATATGCCCAGCTCAACATGCACAGCGTGTTTACAAAAGGCACGATTGAATTTCGACTTTTTCAGTTCAACAAACCCGAAAACGGCAGGCAGAACGGACTTCACGCGGGCGAATTGAAAACCTTCATTCAGCTTGCACTTGCCCTTTCCGAAATGGCAAAGGAGCTGAAAACCGCAAGTCCAAAGAAAAGCACTTCCGAAAACAAAAAGTTCTTGATGAGAACTTGGCTGATTCGACTTGGCTTTGTCGGGGATGAGTTCAAAACGGCAAGAGAGATTCTGATGCGAAATCTGGAAGGCAATGCAGCCTGGAGATACGGAGCATAACGAGGGAGATTTCCTCCTGCTGCCCTAACCGCCACCTACGGGTGGCTTAAGGCAGTAGAAGGAAGTTTCCTTCGGAAAGGAAAGATTACAATGAAAAAATACTACCTTGCCTACGGTTCAAATCTCAATGTTCAGCAGATGAAATACCGCTGTCCTGATGCAAAGCCTATCGGAACAGCGTGGATTCACGGTTATCAGCTGCTGTTCAAGGGCAGCAAAACGGGCTCTTATCTTACCATCGAGAAAGCCGAAAACTCCAAAGTTCCGGTTGCCGTCTGGGAAGTTTCGGAAGCCGATGAACGCAGGCTCGATTTGTACGAAGGCTGCGTGCGCACGTAAGCGCAGTTTTACTGTGCGTGGTTTGTAAAAAGATTCCGCCTTTAGCAAGCGGTGAGAAAGATATCATGCAAATGCAACTCATTATCCCCCGACTTATCCGAAATGGGAAACCTGACGGGGAGTGCAGCATGTCGGTAAACGACGTAGAACACAGCTTCAGTGTTCTATGGTCATTGGGATAAAAAGAAGTACATGAGGATGAAAGCTATACTGCTTAAATGATAATCCGAAATCGAACCTAACGTAGTTCTCGGCGTTACGAAGTTATACTCGCCGGTGACTGGGGTTGTAGTGCGGGTAGCCTACTGCAACTGGGATATCCCAGTCAGATTCAGCCACGGGAAAGTGGAAAAGGATGAAAGTCACATCCGACAGTGCTACAAGCTAATCTTTTACAGACTAAACGTGGATAGTCTAAGGCAGAAAGCCAAATGGCTATGGTTGTCCTGAGATGGAAGAGCCTGAATATCTGCTATGACTACAGAGTTCCCATAGTAATCGGAGAACGGGAAAGCCGTTTACATGGTGAAGGGGAACAGGTTAATCGGTTAATATAAGAAAGGACGGTGCGAGAGGCATTATGAGAAATCCAAATCACGTATTAACAAGCTTGGAAAAGAATGCAAGCAATCAAAATTACAAGTACAAGAATCTCTATAGAAACTTGTACAATCCTGAGTTTTACTGGGCTGCATACAACAAAATTGCCAAAACACAAGGCAGCATGACAGTTGGTGTAGATGGACAGACACTCGACAATATGAGTCTGGAAAGAATCAACAAGCTGATAGAAAGCCTCAAAAATCAGAATTACAAACCAAATCCTGCACGGAGGGTTTACATCGAGAAAAAGAACAACTCCAAAAAGAAAAGACCTCTGGGTATACCGAGTACTGAGGATAAACTTGTACAGGAAGTAACACGGATGATTTTGGAGGCAATCTATGAACCTACGTTCGCAAATCAGTCACATGGATTCAGACCCAAAAGAATCTGTCATACTGCGTTGACAGAAATCAGTCGCACCTTTACAGGCACAAGATGGGTTATAGAAGGTGATATCAAAGGATGCTTTGATAATTTTCATCATCAAACGCTCATTGAAATATTGCGAAAAAGAATAGTAGATGAAAGGTTTATACAGCTTATATGGAAAATGCTGAAAGCTGGCTACATGGAGCAATGGGAATACCGCAATACCTATAGTGGAACGCCCCAAGGATCAGGAGTCAGCCCTATACTGGCAAACATTTATATGAGTGAACTAGACAAATACCTGCAATCATACGCAGAGAAATATAGCCATAAGGATAAACACCACAATCCTTGCAGTGAATATAACAAGGCAGATGGTAAGGTGAAAGCCGCCAAGAAAAGAATTAGGTCAGCAACGAATGAGAGCGAAAAGAAAACCGCAGTGAAGGCTCTTAAAACAGCACAACAGGAACGAGCGACAGTTCACTATTACCCTATAAAAGACAGCAAATTCAATCGTCTTGTATTCAATAGATACGCAGATGATTTTGTAGTCGGTATTATCGGCTCGAAAGAAGACGCTCTGAGAATAAAAGCTGACATCAAGGAATTTCTGGCAGAAAAGCTAAGACTTACTCTTTCCGAGGAAAAGACGAAAGTCACACACTCATCGGAAAAAATTAGATACCTTGGCTATGACTTCTGCATATCACATAGCAAGGACTTATCGAGAGATAAAAATGGTGTTCTGAAACGCTCCAACTATGGAACGGTCAAGCTATATGTGCCTCATGAGAAATGGCGAGATAAGCTTCTAGAATTGGGGGCTATGAAGATTGTATGGGACGAAGGAAATAGAAAAGAAGTCTGGAAACCCATGCATAGAGGAAAGCTTCAAAACCAAACAGACGTGGAAATAATCAGCAAATACAACAGCGAGATTAGAGGGCTATACAACTACTATAGGTTAGCAAATAACGTATCAATCCTTAATCAGTTTGATTATATCATGCAGGGAAGCCTGCACAAAACCTTTGCCTTCAAATATCGCACAACAGCTAGTGCCATGCGGAAAAAGTACATGGAAAATGGTATATTTGGAGCATGCTATCAAACAAAGCAGGGTGAAAAACGGTGTGAAATCTATCACGATGGATTTCGCAGATGTACTATACCTCTGCTCGAAAAGATAGACATCCTTCCGGAATATAGAAAATTCCCGAGAATCAACAGCCTGAAAAATAGAATTATAGCAGGAACTTGCGAACTGTGTGGAAAAGAGAATGTTACAATCCATATGCACCATGTGAGAAAACTTAAAGAACTAAAAGGGGCTACAGCAGTAGAGAGAAGAATGCAGGAACTACGCAGACGCTCTATTGCACTTTGTCCAGATTGTTTTGCAAAAATAACAAGTGATTAACCAGCAAGCCGTATACATCGAGAGGTGTACGTACGGTTTAGGAGGGAGCCTCACGGAAACCTGCTTGCGAAAGCAAATAAGGCGTCGTGACGCTTACCTCATCCGACTTTCTACTACAAAACCGAAATGGAAATCACCGTAAACCGCCGAAAAATCAAGGCTTTCGTGTACATCATGCACGAGGACAGACCGCTGGGAATTCCGAGCAGTTCCTACGTGAGAACCTGCGTTCAGGGTTACCGTGATTTCGGTTTTGATTTGAAGCATCTGCGGCTTGCATTTGACATCAGCGAATGGGGGTGCAGAAAATGAAATCGGCTGAAAAAATAACAAGAATTTGTCCACTTTGCGGTGCGGAATACCACGGTGTTCCGGCACTTTCCAGAAATGACAATGAAACAAAAATCTGCCCCGACTGCGGCACGAAAGAAGCACTTGAATCCATTGGAGTTGCCGCCGAGGAAATTGAAAAAATCATCAGCATCATTCACCGCAACTACTCCGAATAAGCCCACATAAGCCGCCACGTTTGCTCACGTCCACCATTTCAGCATTCCTCCGCAAAATTATGGGATTCACAATTCGGCGGCACACAGAGGCGATTTCAGGGCTTATTTTTGAAGTCATAAATTACACAATGATGACCGAAATATCGCCAAAATCATTGTTACATTTATTTCCCCGAAATCCGTTGACTTATCTCCTGAAAGACGGTAGCGTGAAAACGAAATCACACCGACATTAAATTTAAAAAAGTCGACACTGAACAAAGCCTCAAAAAACAGAATTTTTTCGAGACCGTGGGAATATTAAATTTTCCTCAGAACTACGGCACAG